CCCCTTGCGAGGACGCAGAGGAGCGGGTTTTTCAGCGTAGGGATTGGGAGTAAATATTTTATCTAGCATAGATTTTTGCAGTTACTGGCTCGGTAAGCTCATTGTAACTTAACAAATAGATTACATCTTAATGCAGATAAGCTGGATCGCAGGACGCGTAAACTTGCATCAATATTATTTGATGGATTCTCACTATAAAACAATTCTGGCTGTTTTAATTGCAAATAGCTCTCAATAAAAAATTAGTAGTTGAGAAAATCAGTATCAAGTTAGCCCAAAATAGTATCAACTTCCTAAACGGTATCAGAATATACAGTTTAGGAATATAGAATATGCGCCCATTTAAAATGACAAAATTTTGCCAGTAAAAATTTCCCCTGATTTTTGTTCCAGATAGTCTTTTAAATAAAAGTATTGTTTAAACAATGAAATCAGGGGAAATTTCACAACAAGACTAAACTCCAGAAACAATCAAAGCTGAGATCGTGCATTTGTCTTTCAAAACCTAATGACAACAAATTTAGGGACGCTAGTTTTAAAGCTTGAGGCTGACATTACCAAGCTTCAGAGCCGACTTGATGAAGCGGAACGGTTGGCTAAACAATCAGGTAGGCAAATGGGGGTGTCGATTAAAGACGGCATCCTCTTGGGTATTGGCAGTCAAATCGGTTCTCAAATTAGTCGGTTAATTACGACTCCGATAAATATTGCTACGCGTAGTATTCGTGGATTTATTGATCAAGCTTTTCAAAAAGGACAAAGCTTTGAACAATTTGAAGCTTCTTTAAAAACAATACTTGGAGATGCTGGGAAAGCTAAAAAATTAATTGGTGAGTTGGCAGAGTTTGCCAGAACGACCCCTTTCGAGCTGCCAGAATTACAAGCCGCTACTCGATCGCTGCTTTCCTACGGCTTCGAATCCGAAAAATTAATTGATACACTTAAGCGAGTTGGTGATGTAAGCTCGGCTCTTTCTCTGAATATCAATGAATTAGCTGTAATTTACGGAAAGGGTCGCGTCGCAGGTCGTCTTTATCAAGGGGATATAAACGAACTCACTGGTCGGGGAATCCCGATCATTCAAGAATTCGCCAAACAATTTCAAGTGACTGATGCTGAGGTCAGGAGATTAACCGAAACAGGTAGAATCGGCTTTCCTCAATTGGAAAAAGCCTTTATTAGCTTGACCTCCGAAGGTGGCAAATTTTTTGACCAGATGAAGAACCAGTCCCAGACCGTGGCTGGTCAGCTGTCTAATTTTAACGATCAATTTACAGGCGCACAGGTCGCTTTATTTAACGCGCTTAAGCCCGCAATTGTCACAACGATTGACAGCGTTAGTCAAATCGTTGGCAAGGTTGCCAATACTAAGGGATTATTTGATGATGTCAGTAAAATCGCTAAAGATTTTTCAGATACTCTCAAAGAAAATCCCGAATTGATTGAATCAGCTGCCAAGTCGATTCAGGGCGCAATGGTTCAAGGATTGAAATCGGCTACTGGATTAGCTCAGGAATTTGCAACTTTTCTTAAGGAAAATCCTGATTCGCTTGCTAAAACAATTGAATTAATGACAGTTTTTCTTCAACTGTTAGCTAAAGCCACCGTTCTTGCCGCTCAACTAACCCAGACAACTATTCAAGGATATCAGAATTTAGGTATTTTAACGGGATTGCTGCAGCCTGAAGCGGTGTTGGCGGCAGAAAAAGGAATCGATCCTGTCCAATTACAAGCACGGGTTGACGCTCTAAAAAAAATCGGGCCTAGTGCTGTTGGTAAAAACGAGACCACAGTTACCGAAGGGGATTTTATTCGTGAAGCTGCCAACCAGCTAGATAAAGAAAAAAGGAGAGCAAAACAGATAGCGAATGCTATGGCTGAAGGTCGCAGTCCAGATCAGCTTGATTTTGTCTTGCCAGAGGAAGCGACTCAAGAGGACTTTCGGGAAGCGGCGCGAAAAGGCAGAAAAATAGGACTTCCCCCCGAACCTGAAAAAAAAGAAAAGAAGGAAGAAGAAAAAAAAGCTCCTAAAAAACCTGACGCTGTTGATCCAACTTCTGCGTTAGATAAACAAGTGACTAAAGCGATCGAATTAGAATTAAAACGAAATCTTGAAGTCACAAAATTAGTTCAAAAAGGCATTCTATCTCACCAACAAGCTGAAGTTGAAAAACTCAAAGCTACCGAACAGAGAATCAAGGTCGAAATATCGGCTGAGACTGAAAAACTGAAAGGGCTCAAAGGACCAGAGCTTGATACAGCCAAGCAAGAATTAATCCAAAAACAAATCTCTTTATTAGAGACACAAATGCGGATTGAAAAAACACTTGGAGAAATCGTTACCGCACGACGAGAAAAAGAATTGCAATTTTTACGGCAAAAAATAGAAAATGAACAGCAAAAAATAGAAAATGAACAGCAAAAAATAGAAAATGAACAGCAAAAGCTTACACTTCTAGACCGTGAAATATCGGCTATTGACTTTCTTAACGCAGGTTTAGAGCGGCAAAAAAGCTTAAGAGAGGCGATTACAGAGTTAGAGCTTTCTCTCTTAGGATCTGTAGAAAACGATCTTGATATACAACTAGACAACCTTGAAAGAGCGAAGAAATTAGCGCAAGATTTAGTCTCTGGCAACCTTTCTCCCAAAGAAGCCAGCGTTGTGAAAAATGACTTAAAATCGATCGGCTTAAGTCCCAACATCAGTGAACTAGGGGTTGTTCAAAAAATCGCCGAAATTGCCCAACAGCGACGACAAATTGAGCAGGAGACCCTAGAAAAACAACAAGAACTCGCCCGCAAAAATTTAGACTTTGAGCGGCAACGACTGGAATTATCCAAACAACGAGCCGCGATCGAATCTCAACAAGCGATCGAATCCGCCAAACTGCAATCCTTGCAAACTGGCAATCAAGCAAAACAGGATGAACTATCGGCTAGGAAAAATTTAATAGACGCTCAATCCGCCTTTAATGCCGCCAAAACACCAGAAGAAAAAGCACTCACGCAGGATCAGCTTAATCTTGCAAGCCAAGAAATTGCCTTAGCCCGTGAAAAATTTGAATTAGCAAAAGCCTCCGCACAACTAGAAATAGAGCAAGCGGAAAAAAACAAACAGAACACCTTCGCTGATCTGCAAGCCCAAGAACAAAAACTTGCTATCCAAAAAGAGCAATTAAAGCTATCGCAAGAATCCGAACGTAATCGGTTTGACGACAGGCAAAGAGATGAAGGCTTTGACCAGCAAAGAGAAATCGCCCGCGCTCGTAATCCTCAAAAGCCTTCTCAGTCTTCTCAGCCTTCGGGTCAACCTCAGTCGCAACCTCAATGGCAATGGTTTAAACCCACCCTTAACTTAGCTAACCCAATAGCAACTTTATCTCGACCTTTGTCTCGACCTTTATCGGCTCCTGGCAATATCGTTGACGGATTAAACCAGCCCAATAGGGTTTCCGACATGATTAATCGATCAGTTCCCCCCGTCCCTCCAAACCTTTCTACCCCTCTACTGCCCGCTTTTTCTCTAGATTTAAATCGAGTTACTACTAAGCTCGATCAAATCATCAATCTACTCAAGCGCCCGCCTTTAATCCAAAACAACACCTTTAACCAATCTTCTGGCAATGGCTCTAATGATACCGATTTATTGCGTCGGCTTAGAAACCAAAACCTAGAAGACCTAAAGACAATTGCTGACCAAATCTCTTTATTTTAAAAAATGAAAAATCTTCAAAATACAGCCAAGGAAATTTCAGCAATTCTTAATAAGAAATTGCCAACCATCGAAATAATCGAAAGTAGTTCGGCTCAGGGAAAAAGTGTCGCCAAACTTAAGCTAGGCTCTCAAATTCGTTATCTGCCCTTGATTGATGAACCAACTTTAAATTCTATCTCTATTCGTTAATTTAATCGGGCATACCCACTTAAGGGCCCGATAAAACTTATTTTAGTAGTATTTATTGACACTTGTTCAACTTGTCCTTCTATTTGAATTCCATCGTGCTTAAAAGCTTGAATCTGGGGAAAAAAACCCAGTCCATGGTTTATTATCCAAGTTGATTCGGCTGTCGTCTGATTATGCTGAAATCCGCCTCCACCCTGTGAAAACAAAGAAAATTCTGTCAATCCCCCTGCGTGGGTAATCGCTGTTAGTTTGATGTTAGGACTTGGATAAAAATAAGCAACTGCCACCTCTATCTGTCCTGATAAATTTCCGGTGCCGCTAGAGATTGAAGTGGCAATTGAATTGTAGTTCCAAAAATTAAAAGCAGAGGACGGCGAACTAGGCAAACTGGAAACCACAGTAGTATCCAGTGTATCCATAATTAAAAAAGTCACCGATTGCCCGGATATAATTATCGGCTGATTGCGACGATAAATTACTCCCCCAATCCGAAAATAAACTCGCAATTGTGGGCAGTTGAATTGAGCCGCCATTCCTGCAATTACATCGGGATAATTAGCCCTTATCGCAGAGGGAAAGCTCAAAGCCACTTGAAGAGCTTGCCCTTGACTTAAGCTAATAGGGGCAGACCAATTGCTTGCTTCCGCTTCTCCTGATTGAGTAGAAATTGTGGCTCGTACAGCTTCCGAAGCTAGTGGCTCCGAACGAACAACACAAGCCCCGCCTAAAGCGCCAGAGATACAGACTTTCTGTCCAGATGTATCGGCTACCAGCCCTAAAAAGAAAGTTTCTGGAGCCAAAAAAGGCGTTATATGATTTTTAATTTGCGCTATCCCGCTACCTCGCTTAAATCCAAGAGTATTTGGTAGAATTCGGCACTTATCCCCCCCGGTTACAGCCTCTCCAAAAAAGCTCCCAAAAGGATTGAAAATTCCCACTTGCCGGCGAATAAAAGGATAAGTGCTAATCACACTATCTTCTGAAATCACATCAAGCAACTCGGCTAAATTAAAAACAAAACTAATCTCTATAGCGATTCCATATCCTCGCGCAACTTCTTCCGATAAAGCAAAAATATAATCCCCAGAATTACTAAAAACACTCCCTGATTCAGGAAGATTAGTTAAAATTCCAGTAGAACGGCGTACTTTTCCTAAAACTTTGATTCGGACTTTTTCTGCAAATATGACAGTCGGCTGCTCATTTAATTGAACAGACAATCCGATCAAAGTTCCTATTGGCAAGCTTGACCCGCCATCCTCTTCTAAGCCATTGATCAGCCAATATCTGACCGGGGTTGAAAGACTTCCATCACCGCTATAGGGCGACGGCAAAATCACCTCTAGATTATTGGTTTGCGCCGCTCGATCGCACCCCCCCTCCGAAGTGGTAGAAGCAAGGAAAGTAGTAGCCCTAAGTGTTTGTACCCAATATCCCGTTCCCGCTTGCAGAATTCCTTCTATCGCTTCGCTATCCCATTTGTAAAAATCGGCTCCCACTTGCCTTACCATCCCATTAACCCTAGTCGTCGGGAGCGACGCTAGATTATTCACCGATGGGGCCAACAATAGCAACTCCGTGGCGGCTAACGTAATAGTTGCCGGAAGCATTCGATCCGTTATTTGATTGCTATTTTTTGCCCGCCATTCGGCTATTTGCCGCGCTTGCTGTGGTGTCGTCACACTGGCACTGGCACTGAGGATATAGGCAAAAATATCCTCTCCCGACTGCCTAGCACTTTCATTAATCGTCGCTACAATTTGCTGGCCTGTCGTCCATGTCACCGTTTTCCCTACGCTTAAAAGATTGCGACCCGCCCGGTTGCGAGCTTGTAAAAAAAATGTTAACGTCCCGCCCGTGTTTGTCGTTCCCCCACTACTGGCCGCCACAGACCAATCATCTTCTCCCAATTGGGTCCGTACCGACCCATACAAAGCTGTCATTTATTTTTCCCTCTCGGCTAAAATCTTAATTTCTTTCATTTCCTCTCCCAAAACACCAATCCACTTAGGATGCAAGCTTCCTGAGCAAATCACTTTCCATATCCACGACGCTTTAGTGCTCGATAACGGAATCTTTGCCTGACTTTCCTCGACAAAAGGCAAGTATCTCTCGATTGAAACCACTGACTCTCCCACTTTGGAATTAAAATAATCAGTACAGAAGATTGCAAACGGGCGGGAGTGTAAATTTCTTTCCTCTTTTTCAAGTTCCCACGCTTTTTCCCACGCATCGAAAACGAAACAAACAGGCTGTTCGCCAAATTTATCGGCTGAAAACCTCTCATCATGGCCAATCCTCGATCTTCTTATTCTCCAGTAGAAAGAACTCCAGTCAAATTTTCCGATGCTGAGGTACTGCTCAAGTCTTTCGATATGTTCTGCGAGGGAAAGGGTCGGCTCCTCTGCTTTTTTGCCATTCTTTCCTGATCTGCAAACTCGGAAATTTGTCGGTAAAGCTCCTGATCCAGCAATAAAGTATCGGTAGTATCCCAATCAGGAATTCCTAAATAATTCCTTCGCAAAATTTCCCACGATGCCAAAATTTTGCCATCGGCATTAAAAGCATCTGGATTAATTGCCCGGTGGCGAATAATCGTCGTTACCTCCTGTAGTCGGCTTTTTGCCCCTAAATCAGCTTGGATTTGTAATACCTCTTCAATTTCTGATACATACTTACTTGAAATTAGGGAATTAGCCAGAGGATTATCTAAAATCCCCGCCGCTTCTTCTCGGCTAATATTTTCCTCAGTACATATCTTCTGTAGTATCTTCAGAAGCCTAAGCTGAACCTGAGAGGTTTCGAGCAACTCGGAATCGATCGCCGCTTGCTCCTGAACCATAATGTATCCAAGTTTGAGTAAACGGAAGGGTCCGTCAATCGTTTCAAAAATAGTAAAATCAATCGGCTGTTTGCTGAATGGAAGCATAATTTAACTCCAAATTGAATACCCGAGAAAGCCCCCCTAGCCCTAAAGCTTCGGGGGGTAACCTTACTTTGTAGGAGGTTTTTTCGTCTGTTAATATTATCTCTGATTTTTCTATCCCTTTTTCAAAAAAAGCTAAAATAGCAAAAAGGTGAGAATCGAAAATCTCGACTCCCACCAGTGCCACCAAATTTTCCGCATCCGACAAGTGATTAAGTGATTGTTTCGGAGAGATCATAAATTTTTCCTAGTACACCAAAAGTCCACGAAATTCGCATCGGCGCATCGACTTCGCGGGGGGTTGACTCTCCTTTGACTGTAGCAAACCCCTTGACCCCACTATCGTCCTGATCCTCAAACTCAAAATAAACAACGGCATCATCACCAAGTCCCTTTAATGCCGTTTTGATAATTGCCAGGCCCGGATTAGTGCCATTAATCTCGAAAGCCGAACAGCTAATCTGCCATCGGCGATTGTTAATCAATTCATCCGTTCCCTCATTATCGAAAGTATTAAAATCGATAGAAGATTCTTGTCCCTGGGTGTTAAAAGAATCCATGCCGTAAATATTCGACAAAACCGTAGGAACTATTAGTTGTCCCCCCGTTCCAATTCCAGGCACTCCAACTTTAAGAGTAGCTGTTCGGGTAATCTTATAATCTGCTCTTGTCGGCATATCTTACCTAAATAAATCTATTCAAGCGATTAAATTTACACAAAATCAGGGGGAAAAATTCCTCACAGCACTACTCGGCTAAACCCATCGGGAATCTCAATTTTAGCCTGTTCTTCTGCCAAATCCGACCCTGGGATACTGGACGCTTTCGCATCAGGAAACAAGGTCAAAATAATCTCGATCGCCTCTGTTAACGTTCGGCTTTTATCATGCTGAATTAGCCGCACCGTATAGGTTCCAGTGCGGGCAACTTCCCCAAAAAGCCTAATTTGCTTAATTTGCGGATTTTTCTGGATCAAAAGCTCCAATCCCGTTACTTTGCGATCGTTTGCCAATTGCGGCGGCCAACAGTGAACCGCCGGTACAGTCACTGTTCCCGATCCCGTTCGCAAGGTATAAGTGCCTAGTAAATCGGCTAACTCCTCCTCTAGAGTATCCCTCAAATCTTCCCACCAAGCGCTCATAAATTTAACCTCCTACGCCTTTGGCTTCCTACGTTTTTGACTTCCTCCTAGTTTGTGTTCTTTGGTGTTTTCATCACCGATCATTGTCCAAACTCGCTCAAGACCAGCTTGTTTTGCCGCTTCGTAAAGATGAGCATTCCCCACTATTTCATATTTGTCTTTTCCTGTCTCCCGCACGATTACAGGTTCCCAGTTTCTTCCGCCTTCTTTAAATCTTCTAGCTGCGTCGGCTACCTTTTGTCTGTCAATTTGTTGCGGCTTCGCAGAAATTTCATCCAAGTAAATAGATTGGGCAGCTCCCACCTCGGTGTACAATTCTCCGCCTTTTTGGACGGCAGGATTGAAGTTTTTGGCCTTGGGTCCGACTGTTATTGTGTCGGGTTCTTGATCTCGCGATGTTTTAAGATTGTTTTCGGCTTTACCATCACCAATAATAGTGTTTATTCTTTCAAGTCCAGCGCGTTTTGCTGCTTCGTAGATAAAAGCATTCCCAATCACTTCATATTGATCTGATGTGGGATCATCATTTTTTTGACGGACAATCACAGGATCATAATTCAATCCTGCTTTTTTAATAATATCGGCTGCCTCATTTAGCTTCTCTTCATTGAATTTTTTGGGATTTTTAATACTTATTTTATCCAGATAAGCGCGTTTGATCGTTCCCACATCGGAATGTGAACTCATTTCAAAATTAAGCTTATCGAAATGTGGACTCATTTTAGAATTAACCTTGCGGGGATTGTCAGGGTTATCTCCGCTTTGTTTTGATTTTTCTTTTTCCGAGAAGAGAGCGTCGAGTCGGCCCGATTCTTCTTTGCTTCTGGTGGTACGTCGTTTTTGTCGGCCCTCTTTAGCTTTTTTAAGCCGCTCCTGTCTCGCCTCCTTGGAGTGGTAACTAGCCCTAGCGGCATCTAGTCCAGCTACTAAAGCGTCGAGATCATCCTCACCACCGCCACCAGAGGCTTTAGCGGCGACCCGCTTCTCGGCTCGTACCTCTCTCGCCGTCTTCCCTTCGGGGTTGACCATGAATCCCTTCTTATTCTTTTTCCAGTCTTGCCCTGCCATACAATTAGCCCTCAAACAATTTTCTAAAAGTTTTCTCCGGTTCCAATCGCTCGATCGCCACCTCAGTCCAGGGGCGACCCAGCACTACCTGTCCATCGGCTGACACATAACCCTCATGTAAATACGGCGCATACTCAACAGACCAAGAAAAAACCGCGCTAGTCGGAGTCTCTAGATCAAACTGAGTCGAAGCCCGCAACTTTCCCGTATCAACTATATCTTGATCCGGAAAATTCACAAAAGCCCCTGGCTCAGAAATGACCTGTACATTTTCAGTAAAAAAAAGCAGTGCCAACTCCTTAAAAGCCTCTGTCACTTTCCGATTTACCTCATCCCCTCGCCAATCCAATCGGCTACTCATACTCCATCCTCAACATGAAATACTCCTGCTATTTTTTGCCCCGTTAACTGCTCAACCCCAAATGGATTTAGCAAAGAACTCTTAATCTCAAGTTCCCCCTGTAACACTCGATTTGGTCCGTTCATTTTACACAAAAAGCGATTAGGAAGGCTCACTGACACAGGAAAAAACATCGGCTCAACCAGATACCCATCCACCAAAATCGTCGAACCATCTACCCCCGGCTCGTTTTTGGTCGTACTACTCCCCTGCCCCCTCTGGCTCGACATTTTCAGCAAAGCCCGCGCCTCGATCGTCGTCCCCCCCGTCACTTTATAATTACCCGTCTCATCCCTTCCCACAGTCGTACCTGGCAATGGAATAAAAATTGTCGCATTTGCATAAGCCTCAAAAAAACTAGCCATTTTTTACTCTCACCTTAGTCTTAATTCCTGTTAGTCGCTTTATCCTTTGTTTTGGCATTTCACTAGGCCGGATGGCGTTTTGATTTGTCATAAATGCGACCTCGTTCATTACTCGGTCTTTCTCGTCTTTCGATAATGTCATCGTTTTAGTTCCTTTTGTTTTTTAGGCTGACAGTTTTAGTTCCTTTTGAATAGCTTCTTTCACTGCATTGTACAAATCGGCTTCTATTTTCTTGCGATCACGCTTTTGGCTTAACTGAATGACTGATTCGTTGATAGCGGCACTCACCCCACCAGAGACGTTTTTCAGTTGATCAAACACTAGCAGTGTACTCGCTGCCTCCCTGGATATTTTAAAACTGGCTTCGGCGTTGATCACATTCCCGGCTTTCTCTAGGTCTTGCGCGGCCTTTGATTTGCTCACCAACCCAAATAGCTTCTTATCTCTGGATAGACGTTTTTTGATTGCCGCTTGCAGAGATGCCCGTTCTATTGCGTTTGTTTTTGTGACTTCGGATGCCCCGAATAGATCGAACTGTATCTCACTGCGCTCCTCTGAACCTTTGACTGTATCCACCAATTCGGAGAGAACGTCATTTGTGATTTTGCGCCCCTTCTTCGCCTGTTGTTCACTCAGATCATAAAGATCCCGCTGCTTGGCTAGGTTTAGTCCACTGCCCCCGATAATTACCGCTCTCTCCGTTGGGATTTGACCATCAATCACTTTTCTGAATAGGGAGTCATCCAATTTTGATAGGGCAATACCATCTGTAGCGATCTTTTCCCTCATGGGGATGCCCTTCTTATCTAAATCTTCTTTGCTTAGTCCAGTATCTTTAAAAAATTTGGCAGCATCTAAGGCTGTCCCCCGTCCCTCTGCAATGTTAGTTAAGGCCCCAACCGCCCGCGCTTCTTTGGCGTTCTTCACGTCTAAATACCGAACTGTTACCTTATCGGCCCCTAGTCGATTAGCCAGCGCCAGTCGGTTGTGTCCGTTCACCACATAGGTTTTACCGTCCTGCGGGTCTTGCCACACCTGAATAATGCCGGCAAGGTTAGGGTCAAACCGCTTGACTCCTGACAGCGAACCGACTTCCCCCGTCTGTGTATGCTCGCCAATGATTTTGTACTGGAAGCGCTTGGGGTCAACATTCAGCAGGTTTGGGGTAATCTCGGCAACTGAACCAGGTTTAGCCGCGATCGTTGCAGTGCTGCCGCCACCCCCGCCACCAGAGGCTTTAGCGGCGGACAGCTTCTCGGCTCGTACTTGCCGCGCCGTCTTGCCCTTCGCATTCACCATGAAGCCACGTTTATTTTTTGTCCACCCTTGCCCTGCCACAGAATTACCCCTTTTTCTTTCGTTTAAAATTCGATATTTGATTCTCAGCTATTCGTTTTTTTTCTGCCTTAGAACTCCCCAAAGGCTTGCCCGTTTTGCTCACCCGATTTACCTCAAAAGGCTTACCATCCAAAGAATGCCTATTAAGCGCTTGTCGGCTGTTTTGAGTTAAACCCAGAGCCTGTCTATCCATGGACACCTTATCATTTTTCGCCTTGTCTCTCACCCCTTGATTTTCCAAAAGCGTCCGCTCAATTTCGATCGCTTTTTTCTGCTCTTTTTTCCGTCTTTTTTCCTCTGTTGGGCGATCAAAAGCCACAATCTTATTTCTCTCTTTTTTAGCCGCTTGATTTTTTTCGGCTAGAACGCGCCGACGCGTCTTTCCCTCTGAATTTACCAGATAGCCTTTTTTATTTTTTCGCCATCCCGAAGCAGCCATTTTTCACTCCTAAAGAATTACATCAATAGGCTGAGAATCACCAGAACCCACAATCCGACGGATGCCCCAATTAAGCCCCAAAAGATTGGCAAGGCGAAACTGAAGCTCCGTTCGCTCCCTCTCTAAACCCTTAAGGCGAGCGCCCGGCTCCCAAGACAAAACGTCGGCTTGAACCAGAGCCTGTTGACCCGATGTTCGATCGCTCGATAATTGCTCGATCACCGTATCCAGCGAATCTAGCGTATCTTTTACCACCTGTTCTACCCCAGTCCCTTCGGCTGCCGTCAATGCCGTTTGAACCTCAGATGCCTTAGTAATAGGCCAAAAAAGAGCAGACAGCACCCGAATATAATCCCCCGACGCAAAAGCCATAAAAAAATCCCCTTAGATATCTTTCATTAAAAGGGGATTAATCGGCTTGAGTTAAGGTGTAAAAAATTGCTACGCAATATTCTTGATCACACAGATCGATTCTGGATTAGTGATCACGGGAAATCCCGTCATGTACCCTTCTCCCACGATACTCACCGGCTTTTTGTCGTAGGTATCAACGTGAATGATCGGGCCAGATTGCCTATAACCCTCGACCCTCCCCACCCCGTAATATCCCAGGGTATTATAAAGGGGAAATGTCCCCTCATCTACCAATATCTGTCGATTTTCCCCGGTAGATCCAATCAAAACAAAACAATTCCTAGGAAGAAAATAAGCCGTTCCCGACTGAGTTGGATATTGCAGATCGTAAGTCACAATATCGGGCATCGTCTGGCTAGAACTTGAAGATCGCCGCACCGCCGCATTCACATCGGCTAATCCATAGCCCGAAATCGACACCGGCAAAACCGACCCACCCGACGTTGACAAATAGCCCGCCCTAGTCCGAACTTTTTCATTCAATGCCAATAAACTCACCACATTGGTGGAGGTGATCATCGCATCAATATTAAATCCTAACGACCACAGCTTATTACAAGCCGCCATAATATCGTCGAAAGGATCATAAGCATCGCTAGACCAGAGTCCCCCCGCGTTAAAGCGATGGCCCGGCGGGTTGGGAAAAGCCACCGTCTCGGTAGTTCCCCCCGGAAAAACTCGGTTAACCTCCGCATTCACCATCGCCTGCCACCGTTGCAGTTCCTTCTTAAGTTGCAACGACAAATTAACCGAAGTGTCAACCCAGTCCAATAACTGCTGTTGGGCCATCAGTTCCGCCGCAGCCTCTCCCCGGCTTTCGGCTGTCATCTCAATTAAATCCTCCAGCGCCTCAATTTGCGAAGCATCCATCTCCACCTTGACATCGTGGTGGCCAAATTCCACTTTCATGCTGCCGACCAGTGCGCCCTTAACCAGTTGCGGAGGCGTATAGGGAGTCCCGTCAGTGGCGATCACCGCACGGTATCGTACTGATTGTTCTCGGTATTCATTCTTTCGGCGCATTTCATCGGGTAAGTAGCGAGCGCCTAACATTTCTCGCTTCATGTTGAGCATCGACAAAGACCCCAACTGGCTCAAATTATTGAGCATTACCTTGTCAAAGCTGCCGTCTCTTTTAAGCTCTTGCGCTATCGTCAGCAAAGATTTCGTCATTCGGCTACACTCCTAATATACATTGGTAGCGGCTACGAATAGCCGCTTGTATTCCTGCTGCCAAGCCAGACCAGCCGGGTAGAAAATTCTCAAAAACTAAGGAAGTATGGCGATAGGCCGCCCCAAAAGGATTCTCGATCGCATTCGGCACATCATAGGCCAAAAGAAAAAGTTCGTCATCCGTAGTGACTCCTGGACCAAAACCAGCGCCCGCAGACCTTTCCGCAAGAGTGCGCCCCACCAGAGTCCCCGATGGGACAAATTTAGCCCCAGAAAAGTTTCCCGTATCACCCACAGCCAAAGCCGTCACCAAAGGCGCAACCGTCACCGTAGTAGCTCCTACAGCAGCAAAAACCGTCACTCTCGCGAACTTTTTGCCTCCGAAATCAATCACTTGACCGACATTAATTTCCCTAGTCAGCCCCGAAGCTAAAGTAATCGAAGTGGCATCCACCGCCGCGATCGCATTTACCGTAAGCTCGGCTGACGTAAACTGCGAAGCATCAAGCTTAATCCCCCCCGGCAAGATCGTTTTATTATTTAACCCATCCCCAGCCCACGCTGGGGGGGTACGCTCCGGAGTATAAATCACCTGTCCGGCCATAGTCAGCTACCTCCTAAAATTTTACCAACCACTTGTTCGTACTTATTTAAATGAATCTTTAGAGCATTCGGCTTTTCCTCTTTAGGGGGAAGTCCAGCACTTGTCCCGCTTGGTAAAATGGACAATTCTGGACCAGAACTACCCGGAAACAAAGAAGGTAAAAAAGCCCCGTGGTTAGTTGTCGCCCAATCTCTTAAATCCTGCCCGCCTAAAATCGGCTTACCGTCCTTAATCTCCAAAGGCTCCGTTACCCCATTTAGCAATACACGCAATACTTCTGGCTTTGCCCCGATCGCCTGTGCCGCAGAATTAATTACACCCTCTCTTTTCACAAGAAATAATTCCGATTGAATTTCTGAGTATTTATTCTCAAAATCGGTTTTTTGCTCCCTCAAGTTCTTAATTTGCAATTGGGCATTATCAAGCTTAGAGTTTAAAGAATCCCCCTCCACTGATAAAGCCCCAAAAAGGCTCTCTAGCAGCGCCTGGGATTGTTGCAATTGAGATTCTGCCTGGGTAGATGCCGTTACTCGGGTTTTGATTGCCTCCGCAATCTCCGCCGCATTCTCCAAGTTTGAATCACCAATAGCTTTCAAAGCATCTGAATATTTCATTTTTCTTCCCGTGCAATCGGCTACACATTCCACTTTACCCTAAACTTACCTGAATTATTCACCGAAACAAAAAAGAGATAGTGTCTATCGCTATCTCTACAAAATCCAGAAGATTAATTGGCAAATTCTTTCCGCCGTTTGAAAGAACTCCTTTATCTTAATCGATTTGCTGCACCAGAGCCTTACCCCGCTTTCAATGACAAAATTTTGTCATCGAGTTTCTTTCTTAACACCCGCAACTCGGCTTCCTTTTCCTCAACCTCCCTTTGTAATTGCCGCACCTCAAAACCTCCCACCACAGCCTTAACCCATTTTCCCTCCTCCGCCTCAGACAAGCGACGACTAGGAAATCTACCCTTAATCAGCGATCGATAAGCTTTCCCCACGCTATCGGCTTTTAAAAAAAGCTCAAACTCCCTATCCACAAAAAAATAATCGTAAGTGCCACCACCCACAAAAGATATTCTTAAGTATTTTTGCTTTCCGTCGTAGCCAAAAAAGCGAATACAGCTGGACTGTTTACACCAAACCTGAATCATGCCACTGCCACAGAGCATAAACCGACTGCATATTGATATAATAGCTTTATTGATAGTCTAAAACAAAAACTAATGGATCGGCTGAATGGGACTGAATACGGAATAACAGGATTAATTTTTGAAATTAAGCGCGGCGCCACTTGGCAAGAGACCTTTTTTTTTGAAGGCGACTTAAGTAATAAAACTTTGCGCGGATATTTATCAAAAAAGCAAGGCGGCGAAAGACTTGCTGAATTTGATTTTTCACAGATATCCTTTGGTAATTTCGTAAGCCAAAGTGGCGATCCGCTTATCGGCTACACTACTTTTCGGGCAAGTTTGCTGGCTTCGGTGACAAGCCAACTACCGACGACAAGCATCAAATCGACAAGCTCTCAACGAGCAGGGAAAGACTATTGGGAGTGCGATATCGAGTGTGTTTCTGGAAATGTCGTTATCCCTCTTGTCTCGGCTATTGTTTACGTTGTTGGAGAGTGCTAGTGCCTATGCCTATTATCGACACAGAAAATCAAGAAATTCGACTAAGCGGGACTCGTCGGCAAGTAATTGTTGGCGCAGTGCTTGGCAATGCAGATAGTCCCGGACAAATTAGAGATAAACTAGAAACTCTAACGAACAACAATAGATTGGATGCCTCTGCCATTAAAAATCTCCCCCAGTTTCAATGGAATAGTACAAATTGGTAAGGTAAAATCCCATGACAGCTTTCAAAATTTTTCGAGAAACGGCATTGCCAGGCACATTGCAACCTTATGCAATGTATTTGGTCGCTCCTTCATCAAAGCCTAATTATGTTGAGATTTATGTCAGCAATTCTACTGGAAGTGCCGCTCGTAGAGTTCTGACGGACGTTGACATTCAAGCAATGATCAACGCTTCCGTTAGTGGAATATCTGAATTACAGATAGTAGCTGATATTGCGGAAAGGAATGCTTTAAATCCCACTACCAATTTATTAGTTTTAGTATTGAATGCCACCGGCGATAATACGGTATCCAGTGGTGCGGCTACCTACGTTTATCGGCTTTCTACCACAAGCTGGATTAAAATCAGTGAAGCTGAATCTCTAGAAGCAGCGACGAGTTGGGCGAATATTCAGGGTCGTCCTACCAGTTCCCCTAGTGCGATCGATGCCGCCGTGACCAATTCTCACACTCACGCTAACAAAACGCAACTAGACAAAATAGGAGAAAACTCAGATGGCTTTCTAACCTACAATAGCAATTTACCAGTAATTGCTTGGACTACTATTGCGTGGTAAAAAATGAGCAATTTTAGACCCAATAAAGTAGTTGGTTCTTTACCTCCAACTCTTGAGCCTAACGCGGTTTATTTTGTTAGAACTGGGGTAGGATTTGATTTATATTGCACCGACCAGACTGGAAGCATCGCTCACCAGATAAATGTTAATCCCGCACAAATACGAGCAATTGAACAAACAGCTTCTTTTTCTCTTTTGGGGATTGGCAATGGAACTTATTTTATTGACGAAAGAGTTCCTCGCGCTCTAACATTATTAAGATTAAGAACCTTAAGAAATACCAGAGCATCTGGGGCAAGTTTTACTTTTTCCCTAACCAATAACGGAGCGAATATTACGGGAGTAAACATAGTCTCTGGATCAACTGTTCAGCTTTCGTCTCCACTTACGGCTTCGGCTAATAACGTAATTCCTATTAACGGAAGTCTAGCTTTTGTTATTTCTGGAATTGCTTCGGGTACAATTGATTTATTGTTTTCTTTCGATTATACGGAGTAATTATGTCAATCAATCATATTCCAATTTACAATGGCAACGGACTGAACGTGCCAATTACCTTACAAGCTTCAATTGCTGCTGTTGAATCACCTGAATTAATCAAAAAATTTGCTTCTGCTATTAGAGCAAGTTCGGCTCAAGGTTATCGACTGCTTGCAATCCCTGAGTATTTTAATCAGGCTAAATTACAAATCAATAATATAAATGATGTTCGACTGCTTGCCGCTAAACTCACTTGGGGGGAAAAAATTTTACGGGATATAAGCTACACAGAAGAAATGGCAAAATTAGCAATTAGACAGTGTGTTGGGGGTGTTGCTTCTTTTGATAATCAGGGTAACCAAATTATCCGGGCATTAATTCCAGCACAGATTGTAAATGAAGTCTTTCAATCTATCCCCGATGAAATTATTGTAGAAGCTGTTGCTGAATTATCTAACGATAATACCTTAATTCAACTTTTAATAAATCAAAGAGAATTGTGATTGAAAAGATTTAATATTATTCAAGCTCCAAGATTATGGACACCCGCAGATTTACCTATTGGAACGCTTTCAGTGTGGTTAGATGCGGCTGATTCAAGCACTATTACAATTGCCACAGGCGTTAGTCAATGGCGCGACAAAAGTGGCAATGACGCACACGCAACTCAGACAACTGCGGCGAACCAGCCTGCCTATTCCCAGACTGGATTTTTTGGACTGCCGGGTATAACTTTCGACGGATCAAACGATAGCTTGTCAATTTCTACCACGCAGAACCAAAACACAACTCACGGTGTGTATTGGGTCTTTGTCCGTCGCGGTGCTGGCACTGGTGCAGATACCTACAGGCCCAGCGTCAGCGTTCTCACTAGTTCTTCTGACCGTGGCGGGCTGCATTACGTGAAGAACAGTAACAATTTCGGGGCGTCGTATCCGTATTACTCTGGTTCAAGCCTCTTCAGTTACGACCTCGGTTCCGGCACGGCATACAACAATACCAACGCGCAGGTCATGGCATTCCAGAGCAACGTGACAGGCTGGGGCGTGTGGCGGAACGGCAGTTTGGAAGGAACCACAAACGGGATTAGCGCACCGAATAACATGAACCTTGGTTTCACTTTAGCCGCGCAAGCAAACGCGCCTCGCTTTTCAAATATCACAATGACCGATTTTATTCTGTTGAGAACAACAAATACTTCTATCCGTCAGATTGTTGAAGGCTATCTCGCGTGGAATAGGGGCTTGACCGCCAACCTTCCCACCGCGCATCCTTTTAAAAATCGTCCACCTCTTGTGTCTGATGTTTAAATTTCATCCTTCCTACTTCTTAATTTGTTGAACAGAGGATTGCACCCGACCGTCGCGATCGGTCGGGGGAAATTGTCGTTAATTTGCGGCTAAATCAGCTTCTGAAAAGCCTGCTTCAATCAGTCGGTGAATAAGGATGAACTTCGCACCCTTACTATCTAATCGGTGTTTTTTGGCTAGTTTCCGTAGGTCGTTAATCCCCAATTTGTTTAGGGAAGCTGTGAGGTCACTGACACCTATCTCAAAAGACTCCACATCAATATGCCCGTGGCCATTGTGACCGTTCCCGTTGGAATCGGGCATTTTATCCAACTCTTTTATTACAGCCGCCGACTTGGTAAGGGCTGTTTCCAGTTCTTCTACGCTATACTCAGCAAAATCGTCCCCGCCATCATCCGATGGATCAGGATCGGGGGATGCACTTGCCAGTAAAGGAGTGTTTCGGTCAGCGAAAAGGCTCATTAGGGCATCCTTAAAGGTTTCTCGCTCCGCCGGGCTGATCGCATCGATCATAGCCAATGCAGTTTTGACCTGCTCGATCGCACTCTCGGAGGCATTTTCCGCCGATCCGAGTTGCTGTTGATACTGTTCTAATTCAAGCTTTTCGATCCTTAAGGCTTCAATCCGGGACTGTAAATCTTCGATTTCTTGAGAAATGTTAGCAATCGTTGCGTTAACTTCGTTAATCTTGCCAGCGAATAACATATCTTTAATCCTCTTTAGTTTTCTAGGTGCAATGCTTGGGTTGGTTCTTTTGTAATGCTTCTCAACCCCTGTGATTAACATCATAACAGGTAGCTAGGTATCTGTCAAGGGGTTTGGGAAAATATTTTTGATATTTTTTTTCCGACCCCTGAAAGTCAGGTGTATCAAGGCTTTTGGGCGTTTAGGATTAAAAAAATCCTAAAGTAAAGAGATTGAATTGAATTTAATCAGTCGCAGGGAATAATAGACTACTGGATTATCAAAGAGTCCAACTCTTGCTAGTTCTATTCGGAATTTCTTCACACTTAACTCGCCCGTTTGGACTTGCACCTAAGACAAATATTTCCCTTTGTCCCAGCACTTTTCACCGTCGAATGTTTTCCTTGGCAATCTCTTTACTTTAGGGTTTTCTCAACCCCTGTGATTAACATCATAACAAGTAGCTAGGTATCTGTCAAGGGGTTTGGGAAAAAATTTTTGATATTTTTTTCCGACCCCTGAAAGTCAGGTGTATCAAGGCTTTTGGCGTTTAGTTCCTAAACTAGCCACGAACTATCGATTTCTTCCTCAATTCCTTCTTCAATCTCTTCCTCTACCAAACAATCGTTTGGTAGAGGTTCTAAGTCCTCAAAAAAGCCAACTTCTAACCATTAACTGATAACTGATAAATACCAAACTATTCTGGCTGTGGATCGAAAATTTCTACAAGAATTTCGATGTCGCTGTTGCCAGTTCCATGCAAGTGGATATTTATATCATCTAAATCGGTAAGAGGATAATCCCAGCCATCAGGAATGATGGCTTCGCACGTGATTAATTCCTTAAGTTCCGCCCAATTCACATCAAAAAATACATTTTCTTTGCCTGTTAGGCATCGCCCGCCGCCTCGCCGAACTAAGCTCCGAACTATCTCAGAAATTTTAATTGCCCCCTCTTCGGTTTCAGCAAATTCAGCAATTGGAATCTCCCGGTGAAAATTATTGTAGTAATTTTCCCAAATTGTGCCTTGATCTCGCCAGTAAGCTCTTTGAATATCTGGGCGTTCATTGTCAATGCTATACATAATAATTCTTTTTTCCGACTCCTAATTAGTTTTAACTGATAACTGATTACTGATAACTGATTACTGATAACTGATTACTGATTACTGATTACTGATTGTCGCAGACCACCCGAAAACCGACACTGTAGTAGCGGTCGTTGCGGCGGTCGCCGAAGTTGCGAATCGCGGAACGGCAGAGATTAGGATTGTTGCCCCAAGAACCGCCCCGCAGACATTTTCGAGACTGGGAACAATTATCATTATCAATCGGCCCATCATCCAGCGCTCCAGCATAGCTGTTACGCCAATTGTCCTCGCACCACTCCCAAACATTGCCACTCATGTCATAGAGTCCCCAAGCATTGGGCTTTTTCTGGCCCACAGGATGAGTTGTCCCCTGAGAATTTCCGTAATACCAAGCGTAATCTCCTAACTGATTAGCATCATCACCGAAATAAAAGCGAGTAGTAGTCCCCGCACGACAAGCATATTCCCATTCCGCTTCTGTGGGTAGGCGATAGGTTTTCCCTGTTATTTGACTCAATTTCTGACAAAAAGCTTGAGCATCATCCCAACTAACCTTTTCTACCGGATTTTGGGGATTATTTGAAAAATGAGAGCGATTGGTTCCCATTACCGCTTGATATTGTGCTTGAGTAATGGGATATTTGCCAATGGCAAAACTGTTTATTTTAACTTGGTGTTGAGGCGCGTCATAGTCTGACGCATCGCCTATGAGAAACTCACCTGCTGGTAAGCTCACCATCTCTAATGCGATCCGAACTATCTCAGAAATTTTAATTGCCCCCTCTTCGGTTTCAGCAAATTCAGCAATTGGAATCTCCCGGTGAAAATTATTGTAGTAATTTTCCCAAATTGTGCCTTGATCTCGCCAGTAAGCTCTTTGAATATCTGGGCGTTCATTGTCAATGCTATACATAATAATTCTTTTTTCCGACTCCTAATTAGTTTTAACTGATAACTGATTACTGATAACTGATTACTGATAACTGATTACTGATTACTGATTACTGATTGTCGCAGACCACCCGAAAACCGACACTGTAGTAGCGGTCGTTGCGGCGGTCGCCGAAGTTGCGAATCGCGGAACGGCAGAGATTAGGATTGTTGCCCCAAGAACCGCCCCGCAGACATTTTCGAGACTGGGAACAATTATCATTATCAATCGGCCCATCATCCAGCGCTCCAGCATAGCTGTTACGCCAATTGTCCTCGCACCACTCCCAAACATTGCCACTCATGTCATAGAGTCCCCAAGCATTGGGCTTTTTCTGGCCCACAGGATGAGTTGTCCCCTGAGAATTTCCGTAATACCAAGCGTAATCTCCTAACTGATTAGCATCATCACCGAAATAAAAGCGAGTAGTAGTCCCCGCACGACAAGCATATTCCCATTCCGCTTCTGTGGGTAGGCGATAGGTTTTCCCTGTTATTTGACTCAATTTCTGACAAAAAGCTTGAGCATCATCCCAACTAACCTTTTCTACCGGATTTTGGGGATTATTTGAAAAATGAGAGCGATTGGTTCCCATTACCGCTTGATATTGTGCTTGAGTAATGGGATATTTGCCAATGGCAAAACTGTTTATTTTAACTTGGTGTTGAGGCGCGTCATAGTCTGACGCATCGCCTATGAGAAACTCACCTGCTGGTAAGCTCACCATCTCTAATGCGATTTGATTGGGTAGTTTTTCGGTAAATTGGTTCATTTTGTTAGTCCCAAATAGTTGATGATAACTGATAATTGACAATTAATTAAGAAGCTCTAAAGCTTTTTCTGTAGCAAGGTCTGACCCAAATTCTTTTATCGAGGCTTCGAGTGTTTCTCGAAAAGAATCTAAATCTCTTTCCCAGATTTCTCCTGTTTCCTGAACTTCTAAAACTTGATCCAATCCGCAAGCTTCAATAGCGTCCCGATTTAAGAAAAAAGCGTCGTTAGTGTGTTCGTAAGAAACAGTGCAAACACCGTTCGGGTATTCGTAAGCTAAAAAGGTGTAGGTTTTTTTTGTTTCCTCTGAACAGACAAACTCTTCTGCAATTACTTTTAAAGTTTTTACGATCATTTTTGACTCCTGAATCATTGCTTGGGGTCCGTAATCATTAATTGATCCGGCAATCATCACATACTGGTTGCTGTTACTCATGGTTGCAATTCCTCTTTAGTTTTCTAGGTTCTGCGGGGTTTTCTCAACCCCTGTGATTAACATCATGACAGGTAGCTAGGTATCTGTCAAGGGGTTTGGGAAAATATTTTTGATATTTTTTTTCCGACCCCTGAAAGTCAGGTGTATCAAGGCTTTCGTCTTAAAACTCTATTTCGATCAACTCGCCAAGACTTTTGCATCCAAAATATTCGCACAGCACAAGCAAAGTTCTTTGATCAAATCGATCCATGTGATTCCTGTAAAGCCTGCTGATCGTCGTGGGACTTAAGCCCGTTTCCTCAGCCAATCGTTTTTGGCTGATTCCTTTTTTTGCCGTTAATTCCGGAAGCTTGCAGATTAACTTCATAACACTATCCTATTATCCTACTATTTACAGGATAACAGGTAACTATCAAGTTGTATTAGTTCACCAAAAATAGTAAAATCTTCCTACCCCTCATTCCCAAAACCCATGATTCCCACAATCGGCTTAATGCTCGGAACCTACATCATCGTTCGCCTAGTCGAAATCAGCGACACCAACAAACCCGTCCTGCAAATTCTTTGCCTAATCGCCCTAATCGTTAACATACTTGGCATGATCTTCCTTTGGCAAAACAGCACCACCCCAACCAGACTCTAAACCTCCTGAAAAAAAATCCGATACCCGCTAATCTGCTGCTTCCCCCGCACCCCATCAATCGCCCCACCAATCGGCTGAAATTGCAGCACCCCAAACCGAGTCACCGCCTCACCCGGAGAGTGTCTGTCAATGCACTCCACCAACTTGTACCTAAGAGGATCGCTGGTCGCATCTTCCACAATCGCCTCAAGCACCTCTCCGATAATCTCGGCTCCCTGCTCAGTTTTCGCCTCAAAAGCGTAGGGAGTAGGCGTAATCTCGATCGCACTTGAAACAAATCCCCGATGAATTGTATAGGAATCCTCCGAAACCTTGCGATAGTCCGTCGGCTTGACTTGCAGCACCAAATATCCCCCCTCAAACAGATAGGGATGCGCCGTTTGATCAAACGCCCCTGATATTTTCAATAAAATAGTCGTAAGCCCCGCCATAAAAACCTCATCAATGCCCACCCTAATCTTACGATCCCCCACCCCATCATCGGGCAAAATTCGGCTCACCAACACCGAAACCACATTAAACCCTCAAGAAACAATCAGCACCCGCATCACCCAAGACGTTCCCGACCTATTCAAAGAATGGAACCTCGAAGGGCAAATAGAATTCAGCCACAACATCGGCACACTCCCCACCTGCCAATTCACCTTCACAGCCCTACCAAGCCAAGAAAATCAAATCAGAAATTACTTTACTCCCTATCGGCTTCTCACCTTTTACGATCACACCTATTGGGTAACATCTCTTCAAATCGAACACCTTCCCATTCCCCAACGACTCAAAATCACCATCTCCTGCGGTGAACCCAGCAGCCAGCGCAACCCCTACAACCGCCCCATACTTCTCAAACAAGACGATCAAAATCTTCACACCTCCCTAGCCTCCCTTTGCAGCGCCGTCGGCCTATCCTACGATGGGCCAACCATCCCCCTTAAACTACCAGACGACCTTGCCAACGACAGCACCACCACCCTCAGCGACGAACTAACTTGCGCCTACCAATACGGCTACTTTTGGCAACCAAGCCCATTGGGATTAACCCTTAATCTCTTCGGAAACACCCCTCAGCACACCCTCAGAGATAGCGACATCCTACAGCTTACCTACAGCCTCAACTACCCCGGCGACGGAGCCAAATTTGAAGAAATTCCCCTCACCAAGGAATACCACAATACTCGGCTAACCCTAGACACCACCAACACCACTAACCAAAGCAACACCCGCGAAACAATAATCGAAGGCGACCCCACCCCCCAAGTTCCCCCGAGCTTCAACAAGCAACTTCTCTACTCTCCACGATTAGCCTTCGATACCGGCGGCCCCACCAAAACAAAAAAACAAATCACCTATCTCAACGGACAACCAATTCAAGAAACCGAAACAACCTTCGGCTTTCTCTACACCAGCCTTGATACCCACACCGTCACCATCAACAATGGCGAGGTGGCTATTCGTCGGGCAGGCTTAGATTTTACCAACTTCTGGACACAAGTGCGCTCGATCGAGCGCATTTATATCACAGATAGCGACGGCTACTTAACGCAAATATCTGCCTCTGGAACCCTCAAAACCCGCTTTCGCCAAGAAAGTGATCAATTAGAACAAGCTGTCGCCCTAGGAGAAAGACTATTTGTAGGTACTCAAAATGCCGACGAATACACTCGGCTATCGAAAATAATCGAGCTTTACGAATACTTTGACCAGCCCCTTGAAGAAAAGCGCCTTTTCACCCTTTCCTCTTTATCAGTTTTTCCCGATACCCCTCCCCAAAAACCCGATCCTCTTTACGTCTCCCGCGACCTCTATACCTTCAATGCCTACGCCGAAATTCCCGACCCTGACAGCACCCCTCAAGCCCCCTTGCCCCCTATTTTCACTGGCAAATACAGCCAATCCGAAACCTTAACCTCCATAGTTCAGACAAAAAACCCCTCAGTCTATCGAACCCTCACCCGCACCTCCAACTCCGAAGGGACAGCCCTATCCGATAGCGCAGCGATCGAAACCACTCAGCTTGTGCAAGGCAGGCCCAGCGTAGCCAATCGGCTACAGTTATATCCAGACGACACTTCCCCCGACGACACCCCCGAAACCGAAAAAATTTATCGACTTCGCACCCCAAACTCCTTATTTATTGACAAAAATCCCGAATCCCTTTCCTTCTCTGGCGCAGACACCATCGGCTTGGCTAGTACCGCCGCTCGTACCCTTTGCCAGATCGAAAACTCTCGCAATGCCTGCACCACCACCCTTAAGATCAAAAGAAAATCCTCCTGGCAAGTAGGCGATCAAATACTTTGGAATAATAAAAACTGGTGGCTTCTCGAAATTCAAGACACCCAAACAATCGATCGCACGCTTGTCAACTCCTCCGAATTTCAAATCAAAATCGGTCGGCTTCTTCTCGTCCCCACCACCTACTCCCTTGATGCTAATCCCAGCTAAAGCCCTCTCCTACGGCGGACCCCGGTCTCGAATTCAATGTCAGCTTCCCAATGGCAAAATTTTGTCAGCGATTGCCGCCACCCCCATCAACTCCCCCAATGTTGTCATCGGCTTCGACCAAAACGGCCAAGCTTGGGTCTGGGGGGAACCAAGCAAAATTCAGCTACAATCCACCTCGATCCGCAAAAATCGCCCCTCACTCAAAGAAGAGATAATCTATCCCTTTAAAGTTGTTGCCACTTGGAATACTCCCCTATTTATCGCCCAAGCCGGCGACCGCCCCAGCACACAACTAAGCACCCTTAAAGTTTTAGCCTTTGGTAATCGTGGCAAAAATAAACAAGATTTTATCCTATTACAGGAAATAAGCACCGACCAATATCGGCTAACCACCAAAGAAGGCGATCGACAATTACAATTTGAATCTCCTGATTTTTTAAACTTTTTCAAAACCAAAGGTAAATATTATGGTGACGATTTTTTTGGAATTTTATTAACAGAAGAGCAAGACTGGAAAAGCTCCGATATAGTTACCACAACCAACGGAAATACTACAATTAGAACCACCCCCAATGGCGGCTATTACGATATCTCCACTAGAGCCAGTAATGGCTCAACTCAATACGATCCTCCTATCTCATCACTTCTATCAGAGCCTCTCCAACCCGACCCCTCCGCACGGCGTGGCTACAAACCTACACTATTGATACAGTTTCCACTTCCCGATCCTTTCTATACTTCAGGTCTTTTTGGTAACGGAATCGTTGGACCCGAAGAGAGAGCCAATTGGAATCAAGCGATACAAGCCTGCGTAAACACCGCCTCCACCGAAATACTTCCACCCGATCCAATACTCAGCGGAGGGCAAACCAATCAGCTTTATACTGATTTATATGAAAGAAATACCAATAGAAGAAAGTTTCTTTTATCTGGCTCTCTTGATTCTATTTCCAAAAATACTGCCATCGAAAATATCGAAGACAGAGAAGATTATAGCCAGTCTGGAGAATACGAAGTAACACCTATTGTTACATTTACAGAGGGAGCTGGGGGTGGTGATTACTGTGCATACCCCATAGCTGGGGCAGGTAGTGTCAACGGAGCTTATTATGAATTTCGCTACACCTTCAATGTTGTAGTCGATAGCTACATCGAAAATGTCCTGCAGATAGAAGCTAATACGGACGCATCGGCTTATGCTAATTCTATTCCAATCAAAATTAACACATCTAACTCGATTGACTATACTATTAATTCTACATACAACAGTACAAAAACCGTTGACGACACTCTCACTCAAACAGGATCAGACGTTAGTAACTCAACGCAATCAATTGAAACCATCGAAACTAGACAACGCACAACCATTATTAACAACGAAGTGACTGGATTATACAAAGGTAACGATGAGCTTTGTATATACGCCAAAACAGATAATAGCACTCGCATAGCATCCGATTCACTCAATAACATTAACAACATAGTAAACGGCATAAGCTCTCAAATTACCACCTTTAGCGGTGGATTAGATACCAACGAAAATATAGAGCCAAAAAACATTTATTTAGCAAACAAAGAAAATATTATATCTTTTGAAAAAAATTATTTTTATTTAAGAGTATCAAACATAAAAAATATAATCAATTTATCACAGCTTGTCTGTCCTTTTAGCTTCGATATTGAATCTTTTAGCCTAGCAGAATACAAAGGACTTTTTTATCTCTACTTTGATTATCCAGTAAAATACACTTATGATCGCATTGTCACAGGAAACACTATTACCTCTACCAATATTAATCTAATATCTTCCCACAGTGACGAATACCATCTTGTCCCAAATTTTAATTATCCTCTTGAATTAATTATTTTTGATGAAGAAAATATTTATAAATTATTAGGTACAATAAGCTTTACATACAGCATTACGCCTAGAAATTATACTGCAAGCAATGTTTTTAACCCAGCTTCCCCTTTTGGTTCATTTAGTTACTCTACCGCATCTTTAGCAAGCGCATCAATCACCATAACAGATTATCAATTAATTAAATACCATGCCTTAAAAGGCCTAAACACCAACACCTTTGGTCACATCTACAGCCCAAATAATTGCTTAGGATTATTTCAAAAACTCTTAGGAGACAATTTCGACCAACAATCAGGTGTAAGCAGAGCAAATCTTTACAGAAGAAAAAATAATCAAATCATCCTCGCATTTTCCGATAACTCTAATCTCACAAAAAGAGGAGAAAGATACGCCGACCTATATCGGCTAGAAAATAATAAATTCATTCGAGAAGGCGAAAAAAAAGGGAGCTACTATCCAGTAATAAATAGTAGCACCCAAAATTCTCCCAACAGCGCCTTTATCTCCTACCAGGATAACTAAATTGCCTAGGGACTTAAAAAGCCATATAATTCAATCTCCCCGAAGACTTGCTGCCACCAAGTAGAGCTAGTGCCGCTAGTTCGCCGAAATCGAATATACCTGCTGAATGTGCCGCTTGCCGGTATCTCCGGGCTGATTAAATCTTGTCCAGCAAAAGCGCCACTTGTAAAAGAGTGTATCTCCGTCCAGTTCAAGCCGTCGTCGCTCCTTTCGACGGCGGTGGGTGAGAGAACCGGTAGCCCGTCGGTTCTAGCCCATGGACGAATCACAATTCGAGTTAGAATTACTTTTCTGCTTTGGAAATCTAATTGAAAAATTTGAGATGTGGGCGATATGTCGCTGGCGTGCCACGCAGTATCTAAATTTCTATCGGTTGCTTGTTCTACGCCAAATCCGCCTGTATGAACCCCCGAAGATGTGGCCACCACCTGAGTAGGAACAGGATTAACGAAAATTTGAGAGTTAATGGCAGTAGTTCCCAGATAATAGATAATCCCGTTTGTATCTCCTGGTGACTGATAATTAGTAAGGTTTATCGTATTAATTAATATATCCGAAACATAACTAGGAAGAATATTCCATCGATTCTTGAATAGTAATGGAATTATAAATCCTTGTGGATTAATCTTAAACAAACTTACCGACACTTGTGAATTTAGTGTAATAGTGCCAGTGACAGTTATCAGGCAAGGATTCTCTAAAACTAAAAAATAGATTATAGTATTTTCTTGTGGAGTGCTTGGTAGAGCTACCGAAAAATTATTAGCCACAACTAAATCATTAGCCACAACAGGAAAATTGTTTGCTGTAGGGCTAACTATATTTAATCCACCGCTTCCCCCACCAGTGGGCAGATTCTTAATAGCAGAAGCATCTAGGCGATCATTACCAGTCAAGGTGGCTAAAGAATCTCTAATCTGAGCAGGTGACAAAGACCCCCCCTCTCCACCAGAAACCGTAGCCCACGCCCCATCACCCCTTAAATAAGTAATACTGCTGGCCGTACCAGTAGCACTGATTTTAGCGGGCGTAACAGAACCATTAGCCAACTTAGCCGTGGTAACAGCACTATCGGCTAACTTAGCAGTACCAATAACCCCACTATCAATACTCCACACCGTCCCACTACTAGAGACAGTGATCTCCCCCTTATCCCCGTCCGATACCCCACCAGAAACCGTAACCCACGCCCCATCACCCCTTAAATAGGTCGTGTTGCTGGCCGTACCAGTAGCACTGATTTTAGCGGGCGTAACAGAACCATTAGCCAACTTAGCCGTGGTAACAGCACTATCGGCTAACTTAGCAGTACCAATAACCCCACTATCAATACTCCACACCGTCCCACTACTAGAGACAGTGATCTCCCCCTTGTCCCCATCGGTGACACCTCCACTAGGAACCGTAGCCCAAGAGCCATCACCCCTTAAATAGGTCGTATTGCTGGCCGTACCAGTAGCACTGATTTTAGGGACTGTAACGGATTGATTGGCTAACTTAGCAGTACCAATAACCCCACTATCAATACTCCACACCGTCCCACTACTAGAGACAGTGATCTCCCCCTTGTCCCCATCGGTGACACCTCCACTAGGAACCGTAGCCCAAGAGCCATCACCCCTTAAATAGGTCGTATTGCTGGCCGTACCAGTAGCACTGATTTTAGGGACTGTAACGGATTGATTGGCTAACTTAGCAGTACCAATAACCCCACTATCAATACTCCAAATCGTGCCACCCCCAGAGACAACAATCTCCCCTTTATCCCCATCAGATACCCCAGAAGTAACTAGGCTATCAGCGTAGCTTTTCGGAACCGCATCGCTAGGTTCCACAGGAGTCGGCACTTTAACCGTCGCCCCCAGTGTCAGCACAATATTTGTCGGAAATTCTTTATTACTCATCTCTACCTCCTAAAACTAAACGCGAACAGCAGATATTTATTCATCCTCGTCATCCGATGACGAACCCTCTTCTAAGCCAGAAGAACAATTCGCGACAAGACTCTTCGCAGGAGTAAAAACAGGGATATATTTCTCCTGGGTTACGAGCCATTCTCCACTTGCTGGATTTTGTGCATCTCTTGAGGGTCTGTGCTTAAGCTTAAAAGTTCCAAATCCCCTGATGCTGATATCCTCCCGTTGGGCAAGAGTTTTTTCGAGTAATAACAAAGTCGCCTCCAAAAACTCACCGCATTCTTTCCTCGGCTTGTTCAAAAATTGAGCCAGTTGTGCTACTAACTGATTTTTGTTCATTTTTCCTTAATCCATCGGCTATCTTTACTGTACAAATTCTATCACTTCCAATATTGCAAATTGTGCGTAAAAAGATATTGATCAATAAAATGCCAAAATTTTGCCACTTTTTTAAGGTCTCCAAACCGGTTTAGGCGCAGATTCCAATCCCGATGCCCGCTCAAAAGGCGAAACACCATAATCTGGTTGCAAACCTTGTTTTTCCAATTCGGCTAATCCTTTAGCTCGATGATCCCTGATCCAATCTTCCTTAATCAATCCCTTCTCAAAAAATTTCTTTTTTACCGGCACAATAAAACACCGATCCTGAAAATGAATCGGTGGGCGCGTCGCTCCCAATTCGTACATATTCCCATTTCTGGCCGAGCAATACCGACAAACTCGGCTATCAATAGTAGCCATCCACTGAATCCACTCCACCCCATTCTCCCGAAACAGATTCTCCGCCGCCGCATTAGAAGCACTTAATGAAGCAGTGCGGGCAATGATATCCGCTCGTTTTTTCGTTACCTCAAGCTGATCGCGCAAAACCTTTGACAATCGGGCAACCCCCCATCCCTGAATCAAGGCTTGCTCCACCGCAGCAGAAGCCTTTGAAGCAAATTCATCTCCATATCGAGATAAATACCTAGTCTGTTCTTCCGCCGCATACCGCAGCGCATCAAGAGGAATCGTCGCCGTTGCCCTGATAAAATCCTCCCCAGAAATCTCCATTAATCGCTGTCCCATCTCAATCCCCGTCGCATCGGCTAAACGCAAAAGCTCCTCAAAATCTTGCCGAAAATCTCGCCCAGAAGCCGGATTGAGTAGTTCCTTTAGCTGATCCAATAACAAAAGCTTGCGCTGGTAAGCCACTAATCCCCCCTGCGCCTGATACTCAGGATACTTCCGGCGCAACTCCTCCTCCAATTCCAGAAAAGCCCTCGCCAAAGCCCGATTGATGCGATCCGCTATTCGCGTCTCCGTCGCAGCCAAAGTCCGATTTAAATTTTCAATTAATCGTAAATGCTCAGGGCTTGTCATAGTTTTAGATGGTAAAAGAAAAATAAAAAGCGCAACGATTCTCGCCATCGCCGCGCTCTTGACCAAAAGGAAATTACCAAGCAGTAGAATCGGCTTTGTGTTACCCATTCTACAAATCATAATACCTTATTGAGGCACATCTTCACGCATCGAAAGCTTACTTAAATTATCAACTTCCGATTCCCGCTCTCGCTGAATCAACTCCACCTCCGCATCAGGATCGCTTACCCCCACCAACATCATTGCACTCGTTCGGCTACGCAACCCTGATTGATACTCAGCAATCGCCTGTGATCGCTCTTCAGCCAAAGGCTTACCAGTAGAAAGGTTTAACTCACAAACGATTTTACAATTACTCTCAGGAAATAAAAACCTTTTAACAGCTTCAAAAACCGAGCTAATTCCTGATTCAATAATTTCACTAATCCCCTCCAAGCGAACCGTAAAATCTCCCTTAATCGTCTCTCGGCTTCGTCCGCTCAACGATCCATCCCCCGCCGACAAATTATGAGCCAGTCCAATCGACAACCAGAATACCTCATAAGAAATACCCAACCCATTAGCAAATACGCCCACATCAATCGGCTGCTCAGTCAGCAATTGCGGGCTAGTGTACCCAGTCGGAGACTTTGGATCCCCGATGGGCATCCCCGACACATAAACCACCTGATTGGGGCCAAAAGCAAGGGGCTTGTCGCTTGGCACAAATTTCTCGCCATTTGGCTGGGTGGGATCCATAATCCACTCTCCCGGCATTTGAGCATTAAGCATCACCCTGCTCACCAACCCAGCGGCGTCCACGTTAATATCCTTAAGAGTAAGAGCCTTATTAATTGAATTTTGGCACTGCTTAATCGATCTTGTAATCAAAGCCTTGCCCCGAAACTCAAAAATCGGCAAAAATCCCCCCATATCCACCTCCCTAGTCCCCTGTGGGTCAGTGATCTTAGTTTTGCCATTATCGAGCAACTCGTAAACCTCCAATCCCGATTTAGCCTGATAAGAAGCATAGTACAAAAAATCATCATCATCCCTTTTCGTAGAGATTGTGCCTAGTTCCGGGCAATGCAAAATATATTTTTTATGTTTTTCCTGCTGATTTATCAGTCGTTTCGGCTCATACAGCCGCAAAAATCCCCGTCCCGTCACTAGCATTTGAGTCACCGCCGCAGCCAAGACTTTTCCCCGTCCCGACTGAATTCCTAGCTCTCCTTGATAATCCCACCAATCCTGGAGAATCTTTTCCTCTCGATCGAATTGCTTCTTTTCCTTGTCAGATAAATCCTCCACCAATTTATCGGCTGCCGAAAGATAAAAATTAAAAGGCTGCCCCACCAAAGCCGCCACATAATGATCGATCGCTTCCCCAATCACGTTATGAGATTGAAAGACATCCTCAAGCCGTCGGAGCGCCTCCACATACCTATCATGATCTTTTGGCGGACGCGGACCCACCCAAAACCTAAAAGTATCCCCGATATAGTATCGCCAATTTTCCAAAGCCTCAGCATAGGATAAATCCCCGTGCAAATACTCGGCTAAATCTGCTTTATTTGGGATAAGACTGTTGTTATACATATATTAATCCCCCCCTTATCAAAGGGAGAGGCAGGGGTGATCACAAATCCATTGTAATTTGCCCTGCCATAGAACTAACCCTCCAGCAAAAACTTAAAATTAGTTCCATCTGGCACAAACCCAAAGCGAGGCATTCCCGACTCTAAAATCGGCTCAAATTCCCCTGGCGAAACTTCTCGCACCAAATACAAAAAGCCCGCAGAACGGATTGGATTCGCCCGTGGAAACTTCTCATTTTGCCAGCAAACAGGCAAAAGCTCCTCGTATCGGCGAACCTTCGGAATAATCACCCCCGTTTGCTGTCGCTGCGCCCCAAATTCAACGTAATGGTAAAGCTGGCTAGAATCCACTTCGGCTGGCAGCTTCCCTCGGAAAAAATCCATCCAATCCTCAATACCAAACCGAGAAATCCCCTGATCATGGCAGTGGTTCACCCAATCCTGCATATTCGGGAAAGTCTGCTCGTAACACTCCCGAAAAGGCCGCCAAAAATCTGATCGCCGCGCTTGCCCAATCGAATAAATCTCCATCCCCGACAAACTGATCGCCGCGTCACATCGCACCCCAAAATCCTCCCAATCGGCTGGCAGATTACGCTTCATTGATTTTTTAATCAAAGCCTCGCCCATAGCCGTTCGCTCCCGGGGCAGCATGGCATCTCGCTGCTTGTAGGAAAGGTGCAAAAATTCAGTCCACACCCCCTCCACCCCCAAATCCGCCAATCGATTGAAAAACACCTCCGGCGATCGAATCCAATCCGGATTCAAAGGATTAGCCCCCACCACAACCCGATGCCCATATTGCTTCAGCTTTTTAATTAACTCAAATCGGCTCTCAATATCCGGAGCTTGCCGCTCAATTAATTGCCTAGTTTCTTCCTGATCATGGGTGATCGACACATACCAAACCGAAGGCGGTAAAAATTTCAGCACCTCATCAATGCCATACCCGCCCCTAGTTTGAATCGCAATCCCGATCCCCTCCTGCGTCAGCAACTCCATAATCGGCAACATATCTCGGTAATTAGACTTACTAAAAGGATCGACTTTATTAGAAATCAAAACCGGATAACCCAGCCGTAACAATTGAGCCTCCAAAGCCTGTCTGTCATGTCGGCTTTTGATCAAGCTTATCGTTTTTAGCACATCCAACTGGCGCTGGCGATTATTCAAATTTGCAAAACAATAACTACAATTATGGGAGCAAAAATTACCCCCCATCTCAAGCGGCACACAGCTTACAAAAAACTCCCCGTAATAAGGCTTAATCCTGTCCATTCAATATTTCCCATCTGCTTATTTCCATACTCAGCTAATCGGCTATAAACAAATCAGTGGCAAAATTTTGCCACTGATTTTGCGCCCCTTTGCCAGCAAATATAGTTAGTAATAGGATGGAGTTAGCAGGAAAATCTATGGCTGGGCAAGACTGGAAAAAGAATAAGAAGGGATTCATGGTCAACCCCGAAGGGAAGACGGCGCGACAAGTACGCACCGAGAAGCGGTCCGATGCTAAAGCCTCTGGTGGGGGTGGTGGCGGTGGTGGCGGTGGAGGTGACAACTTTGATAATTACAGCGAAAAACAACTGCAAGGAATGCTTGCTGAGTTAGAGCCTGTCATGAAAAAACTCGATAAAGCTACAAAAGGGCCAGCACCTAAAACTAGAGCAAAATCACAATCGGCTAAACCTAAAACCGAAGACAACTTTGATAATTACAGCAAGGAACAATTAAAAGGAATGCTTGCTGAGTCAGAGTCTGTCATGAAAAAACTCGATAAACTTACAAAAGGGCCAGCGCCTAAAACTAAAAGAAAATCATCTTCAAATAAACCCTAAAATCTGATTTTTTTGTAGTTTAGCTCTTACCAACAAGAAAAATCCTGACTAGGTTGAGCGTGCAAGCTCGCCTCCCAATTCAGGGAGGCGAACCACGCCAAACAAGCAGCAATCGCACCATCTCCGTGCCTTTGCCCGCCATCAGCCCCCTTAGTCCGTTTATCTGGAATCCGAGGAATTCCCCGCTCCATCACCACCAAGCGGTGATCGTCCAACAAATCAGAGCATTTCGGCAGTACGATCTTTCTATCCTCATGAGCCGCCTTATATTTCGGAAAAGCCTCCAGATACCAATTCGCAGTCGGGAAAACCTCAATTATGCGATGTTTTCCGTACCTTTGCATGGCAACCTCGGCTAAATACTGCCCATTTCCACGCGCATCATGCGCTCCCCCCACCAAACGAGGCAAGCGATCGCAAGCCGCAAACAAAATCTGCCTTTGCTGCTCAAAAGGAATATTCCGCATCTCGATCGCAAAAGCTGATCGGCGCACCAGATCAGGCCACTCCTGCATCACCAGCAAATAAGATAAATCCCCTGATCGACCGAAATCAAGCCCATAGCTAGATTTGTAGCGAGGATTAAGCCCAGACAAAACAGGATTCAGGCTAGAATCAATCCAATCGCGAGTAATCCCCTCTCTTTGAGGATTAGTAGCAAAATCAGCCTTCCCCGAAAATTTTAAAACTGGAATATCAGCCGCCATATTCTGCTCGATCAAAACCCTCGGCAAATAGCATCCCCCCGATTGATTAGGGATACAAAAAAGCTCCTCATCCGCCCCCTCCTCCCCGTACTGATTGATTAAATCTTGTCGCCAAGCCTCCTCATTTTTCTTTGAGTATTTCTGCTTGGTTTTCAAGCAAATCCGTTTATACAGCCCATCGGCTAAAGCCTCATCAAGAGTAATCCGATGCAAAGAATATGGCTTTTTCCCCTGCCGGCAATCCTCCACCAACTCATAAAAATAATTCTCCACCCCATTATGAGTACTGATAATCCGGACCTGCCCACCCCACATCAAAAAAGCCATCGCCGCCTTAATCAACCCCGGTAGATCAGGGTGAAAAGCCGCCTCATCAATAATTACCCGCCCTTGTCTCCCCCTCAAATTAGTCGGTCGGCTACTCAATGCCACCACCCGAAAACCACTGGCATAACTAACCTGAAAAGCCCGAATATTCTCAAGGTAAACCTCCTGCATCGTATCGGCTACTAACTGAAAATGACCAGACCACTCGATCACATCCCGGACAAACTCCCTTGCAATATCCTCCGAATACCCAATGTAATAAACATCCAGTCCCTTTTGGCTGCCAGCCGTCACCGCCGCGTCCGCAGCCTCCGCCCAAGTGAGTCCCACCCGGCGCGACTTCTCACAAATCTTTACAGAAGCCTTATCCTTCATCCATCTTTCCTGATAGGGCAGAAGAATACTATTCATAGGCTCCCTCCCCGTCGAATTTTGGCCGCAACCAAGTCAATCCAAAAATCCGAAATCATTTCGTCAGAAAGCTGAAAAACAGACCACCCTCCCAGTATAGCCAAATTCAGCTTCTCAAAATCCTTAATCTGTCCCACCCCGCCACTATGGCGGCCTCCCACCCAAATCCCCCCCTGTATCTCGATCGCAACTCGGCTTGGCGGGTGACAAAAATCAAATCGAAATCTTCTATTTGGAATTCCTTGATATTCCCTCTCCAAAGGAATATCCCATCTCCGTTGCCAAAGCCGCAAAAACCGCTCCTCCAAAGCACTTACACTTCTCACTCTCCCACCCCCAGAATCTTCTCACGAATCTGCTGGGCTGCAAACTCCGAAAGCCCCGCCGACCGGACTTCAGCCGCCACCTCATCCCCCACTCGCCGTAGTTGTGATCGAATTGCTTGCGAGTGTTTTTTGGTCGCGTTCGCCGACTTATTTAAGTTCGCGATCGCGTTAACCAATCGATCAAAAGCCAAAGGCTCCGAACCACTGGGATCAAATTGACAAATCAGATCAAAGGCCTTTTGTTGGGCTAATCGGCCCAACGCATCCCCTAAGTTATTCGCATCATCATCACAGACCTCAGAGATTGCCTTCGCTTGCTCCGTTGCCAGTCGAATTGCCTCTATCTGCTCCTTAAATTCTTTGCCATAGCGATGAATAGAAGATTTACCGATCTCAAATCCCTTTTCTGCCAGCCACGCCTCTAAGCCGCGATAATCGCTAAAAGCCCGCTGAATCAGCAAGCGATCGAGTTCCATCCTAACATCCAAAGGCAGAGCATCAATCTTAGATATTTTTGGCATTATTACCCTTAACTCTATTCCCACCTTCAAAGAAATCGGGACAAAAAATCAGTGTCAAAATTTTGCCACCAGCAAATTTATTGATCGCGGCAAATCTTCTTAATTGTTTCGGCAGATAGTTTAAATTTCTGCGCCACCGAAAAAAGAGCCTTCGTCTTGTTTTCGCAAATTTCTTTTAAAGCATCGTAATCCTTGCGAATTTGCTCATCTCTCACTCGCTTAAATAAGCTCTTACAGCATGGCAAATCAATCCACAGCCCACCCCAATGAAAGCTTAGAATAGTTAGACTTTCTATTCCAATCAGTTCCACCAAAAAATGATCGATCTTCACTTTTTTTGGAATATAGATTCTGCGAATCACCCCTTTTCGCTTATCAGGACTTTGCCCGAAATGTCGGTACAAAGCCACTACTGGAATCAATCCAATTAAATTAATTACCTCTTGAATAGTAGAAGGAAAATCCTCCTTTGTTGCGCCTGCCCAAACATCTACTGATACCATAATCATATACTTATCACTTTTCCCTGATTATCAGTCCCTAACCTTCAAAAAATCAGGGGGAATTTTTTTCTGGACTTTTCCTCTTTTTGTTGCAAATATAAAAAAATAAAAAATAGATTAACCGCAATCGGCTTAAGCCACAAAAAAACCGCGCAGGGCTTTCGCTGCGCGGTTTCCGCAAAATCAGTCTAAAAAAATTATAACGTAATTTCCCTGATAATCCGTCTTTCGGCTGGTATAGAAAACTGACAAATCGTCTTTCTGCGAGGGTCTCGGCAAAATAAGATCAAATAATCCACAGAAGGAGAAATGGTTTTATAAATCTCTTTTTTGACCTCAGTTACCACCCACGTTTTACTATTTAAGTATCGCCCGAATTTGATTCGATCACCCACCTGAAGCTCCTGAGCCTCACAATCACCAAAATTCTTCTTAATCGTCGTTTTTACTTTCACCTCTTTCTTTTGTGCCAGAATCTTCACTCCCTCCGTCCGCAGCCACATCTCGGCTTTTGTCCGCAACGCATCGCTAATCTTAGTCTCGTTAGTCTCGTTCATGATTTTTCTCCAAGTATGATTTTCAAAAACTATGATCGGGGTTTCCCCTAAAGAACCCCGAAAAAATTGCCCCTAATGCTGACCCATTGCCAATCTCCAAAGATTGACAACCGAAAGCTCAAGCACCTTCGGAGATAAGCCCTTAAGAGTAGAGATAAGCTCCTGTTCGTCCTTAATCGCAAACAAATCAATCGGCTTTTCGTGCTGAGAAAGCACTGCCTTAAAAGCCGCGATCATATCCCCAAAGTAGGGACTATCTACCCCGCAATAAGGCAAACCCAAATTTTCAAAAACATTCCGAACGTGCTTAAGAGCCTCTTTATCTCCGTGGGGAGCAAATCCCACCACAAGATTCAAAATCCCAGAAGGATGGCTTTTGTCGCTAACATACTTTTCGATGTATTCGATCGCATCCTGATGGCAAAATTTTGGCAACTTTTTCAGCCACTCAAAAGGCACTCGCGCTCTTCTATCTCCAATCAAGACATCGGCTACGCACCGAAAAACAGAAACAATCGAGCCTCCAAACAAATCCCCGTCCCACTGAAAACTAACCACATCCCTCACCGCAAAGCCACAATTAACAGCTAGATGGATTTGATGATCTTTCCAAGACTGCCCTTGGGTAGTTCCCCAGTCAATTCGCCAGTCACCATAGTCGTCCCGGTCCACTAAAGTACCGCGCTTCAAACAAGCCTTATCAGCTTTTGCCGAAACCACATCCCCCACCTTAAATCCCACCAAAACCTGCTTAGGCGGATCAAAAGGATCAAAATCAAAAAACTTAAGCTCCTCTACCCCCTCCTGAATATCTCCCCGGGGAGCCGGATCACTCCCCATCCCCATCCATTGAATCTTAATCGGTTCAAGATCAATCACCACACCGATCGAGCTATGCCCCGTGACCCAATTCCCTATATCAAAATCGGATGGCTCCCCATCAGTCCACGGCTCAATGTGATCTTCCAGCAAGGAATCCACCTTATCCGAATCTAAATAGCGAAAATGATACAACCATTGCCTGTGTAGTTCCGACCACTGCACGCGCTCAATAACCGCTCCCTTTTCGCGATAATGAAGCCAAACCTTTTCTCCCACAGAAAAAGCAGACGTAAGTACAGGCTCCTTCGTAATGTTCGGAGTCTTTATTGCCGCAGGCACTGGCACAGCCGGCGCAAGACTCGGCTTCGGCTGCTTAGGAGGCTTATTTTTACCCAATCCCACCAACTCAAGCTCAGTCCACTTCACGAAAAAAGACTCACCCGTTTTATCCGAAACAATCGCTTGAGAATCCTGATCTTTCAGCTTAATCGTACCAGGAGAACACATATCCCCAGGCAACAAAACCCCCTTGGACCCCTGAATTTTCTCTCCCAAATAGAGATAGTGAGCTTCCTCCAAGCCTTCCAATTCCCGAAGCTTGAAAATTGCCGAATGCACACTATTATTCAGCGTCTGGCGCAACAATTCCGCCTCATATCGCCGCCCTAGCTCCACAAATAAATCAATCGCCTGAACCACCTTAGTTGCCTTCCTTAAATTCTCTCGGCTACCCATCCCCGTCACCTCCGCCAAAAGGTCATCCTGACGCACGCATTGAGATGGCTTTAGGGACAATTCATTAATCCCCCACTTTTGGCAAAGCTTCCAATCATCGTCTAATCGTCCCGTCAGCTGAGAAACCCTCTCATCTTTTCGGCTTTCCAGAAAAAATCGCACCTCCTCAAGAATTTTCCGCTGGCGAGCCACCTGCTGCGATTTTAACCAAGACTGAGCAGAAGCAAGCACCTCCGCTTCCCTTACCCGCTCCTCGGTTGTTTTGATCCTTCCTGCATTTTCCAGAATCAATCGCGTTAACTCCGCCTCCTGATCAGCAAAAGACACCACCTCGATCGGAATAGATTTAAGTCCTAAATTTCGAGCGCAAGCTAATCGGCTATTACCGCTCACCGCCTGCCGCTTCCGATTGATCACCACCGGCTTAATCCAGCCCGATTCCCTGATTTGCTCCTGTAAAATACTAATATCTGTGCGAGGATAAATCAGCGAATTGTAGGGATGAGGCAAGATTAAACTCGGATCAAGCTCTTTCGGCTCGACAATATCCCAGCCCTCCTCACACTTAATCGCCTCCACATAAAACAATCCCTTGATAATGCCATTTTTTTCGACAATCTTATCCGTACCAAGAAACTCCAGTAATTCAGTTTCGCTATAGCGCATAATACCTCCTAATAATGTCTCCTAAAGCCCCTACTTAGGGGCTTAAAACAATCAACTAAACATCTCTCGAGAAAGAAGCCCGAGAAGTTCTACAAGAACCCTCTTTCAAAACCTTTAACTGCATGGTTAGCTTCTCATTTTCATTTTTTAACTGACTAATGTAGTTCCTGGTAATATCCACTGGGCGATCTATCAAATAAACAACCCTTTTCGTAGCTCAAAATTTTCTTTTTTCAGCCTTTCAATTTCAGCCTCATAAGCCTTAATTTGATCATTCATAAATCCATCCATCCTTATTTGTTCTTTGCACTGATAACCAATAACCAATAACTTAGAAGGGACAATCATCATCCACCAGAGTCCTCGTCGGAGACTTCAACTTATTGCAATAAAGAACAAAATCAATGAGTTCCTCATCAGTCAATAATGACCGAGATTTCTTACCGTAGCGGCTGACTAACAGCTGCCGCGCTTTTTCGGTATCAATCCCTAAAAAGTTTAAATCGGCATTATTCTGATTAAGCAAAGATTGATAATCAACTTCACCAGACCCACTGTCGGCTTCTACTTTGGCACTGTCCTCATGGACAGAACTAGAAGTATCCGCCTCATCCCTTTTTTCAAAAGGAATATTCGGGAAATACTTTTCTGCCAAGCTTCTAGCCAAAGAATGAAGAGAAATTTCTTTATTCCACTCGACCTTTACTCGATGATTGTCAGCCCAAAGATTGCAAAAAATCACCTTTTGATCGCGCTCAGAAAGCTTCGGAGCAACAATTATCGAGCAATTGGCTTGCGTGGCTAAACAAGTCTGAAGTCCCAGCAACAACCCCCGACTAAAATTCGTTTCCAGCCCGCACCGAATACAGTAGGTAAAATCCTCATCTTTTAGCAAGAAAAGCAATTTTTCGCTAACATCTTCTTTATACTTCGATGTCCGAAGCATCAACCCGATCGGCTTGCCTTCAAGCGCAGCCTCTTGGCACGGAATATTATCAGGCCAAGACCACGGATAGCCCTGACAATTATTGATAAACAGCAGCTTATCGTAAAGCTGACCAGGCGGTTTCGTGAAACCCATCTTTTTATCCCTCCTTTGTAGATAAATCGCGTCGACGAAGCGTGATCTGATTCTGATTTTTTACAACCAAAAAACCAGAATCACGATAATAAAAAACCAGTAGTTCCACTCGGCTTTTAGCGCCAAACTTTTTTAAGATATGATACACATGAGTAGTAATCGTTCGTGCCGACAAAAAAAGCTGAACTGCTATTTGCTGATCGCTTAATCCTTCCATCAAACAGCTAAAAACCACTTTTTCCTGACAGGTTAAATTATCCCATGCCTTCAAAAAATCAACTTTTTCGTTCATACTTACTCCCTTGATGTGTAACCCTGATTTACAAATCAGGGTTATTTCAACTATTTTTCTCCTGGAAGAACTCTTATAGTGCGGCCTGCGGGAAAATCAGGAAGCAATATATGGCAAATCGTATGATTAGGCACAGGCACTCGCATTTTTACCTCCTACCCACGAAAGCATCGCCAAATAAGCCCGCAAAAAAGCCTCAAATCGCGTAGGAGCAGAAAAGATCGCCTTTTGGCGAGTTTTTCGACACTCGATCGCACAAGTCCAACAGGTCGTCATATTAACTTGCGACTGTACTACAAACCAATCCTTTAAAAAGCATTGGCACTCAAGCACAGCATTAAGCAAGTATTGCCGCTCAAACTCAGTGTTTCGCCCCACATTAAAAGAATTGCGTACATCAAGAAATTGCCAATCAAGAGGAGAAACAATTTCAAAAGTACCAGGCATAAAAGTAGTCTTACAAACAGTCGGCTCTAACTTCGCCCACTGCCCTAACAATTCAGTCATCTTAGTCATCTTGACCTCCAAACCATTGCTTACTGGAAACAACCTCCGGCATCGTCTCTGGCTCACGACTTAAGCCCCAACCACACCAAGCAAAAGCCTCCTGCTTTGTCCGGCACCAATGTCGCACCCGGCGATTTTGGCCATCCCAGCAAGCCGTAACCAGCCAGGGATACTCAATATCAGGCAAAACAAAAGGGGAAAAAGGCAAATTACTAAGCCCCATTGCTCACCTCCTTCTTTTTGAGCAGAGGAGTTTTCCCTAAGTCCAAAGCCTGCAAATAAGCGTCTAAAAGAGCCACGATTAAGCTCGGCTGCCGAGAGGAAACTACCTTCTGACGGGGAACATCAACAACAGCCATATAAGAATTAGGGAGCTTTCCCATTGACCAGTTCCACTCAAAAAGATCGAGCTTAGATTGCAGAAATATCTGTAGTTTCGCTACCGAAGTGCGATCAAAGGAAAAAGGATCAGGATTCGTAGAAGAAATCGATATCCAATCTCCCCACGAAACCCAGATAAAAAAGCTATCCCGAAAAACCCCCGATCCATACCGACAAACATGAGGCTCTAAAGTCTGCCATTTTTCCAAAAGTTTGATAAGCATTTATACCCCCCGTACCAGTGGCAAAATTTTGGCACTATTTCCCGTCGGAAATTCTGGCAGAAAAGATTTATTACCCCACTTCTGCAAATTCACCTCGCCCAGATCATTGGCAAAAGCCCACTTCTCAATCCGCCCTAAAGCCCACGCGACCCGGCGGCAATTGCAAGCAATTCGCGGATCTTCAAAAATCGCATTCAAGATATCAGAATCAAATTCCACCTCGCACAATCGGCTAATCTCCTCAATATCAGCGAGAGTGGCACGAGGAACTTCCCCTAAATACCGGAAGCGATCAAAAAATAAAGGATACTGAAGAATCCGTTGATAGGAGCCAGTCATACCGATCAACACCACCGGCACATTCCCCTGATCGTGAAGAACGCGAACCGCCTCCACCAAATCAATCCGACCCAGCAGTCGCTCACACTCGTCAATGAAAACCGGTCGGCAAGAAGTTTGCAGATAATCAATCGCACCCTCCAAAGCACCCGCGAAACTACGGCTTTTCTCCCCGCTTGAAATCTTCAGTAAATGATTGATAAAGTGATAAGGAGACCAACCTTGAATCGCTTCCAGATAAATTCCGTTAAATTGCGAACAAATCAGCTTAATAGCCGTGGTTTTGCCGTATCCCGGCTCCCCCCAAAATAGCCCAAGCTTTTCCTTCGGCTCATCAACGAGCCACCCAATACCCCCCTCGATAAATTTAAAAGCCGTAGTTTTGACAACGAGATCTTTCATAATGGAATCATCCTTATTTGTTCTCCTCGCTTAATGCGAGGATTTTTTTACCTAGCTACAGCCTGCGCCCTAGCCTTAAAATTCTTGGCAAGATTAGGCGATATACGCTCAAATCGCGCCAAGAACTGTCGTTCCTCCTCAGATAAATCGCCACACCGCTCGTACAAAGCACGCGCACGGTCTATCTTCACCTGGAACTGCTGCTCCTCCGTCATGTCAGCCTGCTGACTCAAACGAGCCTGCAATCGCTCCTGACGGAGGAGCATTTCTTCTTGATCGGCTGCATCCATTTGTGGAGCAGGAATTGCAGCCATCGGATCAAAAATCTTCTTAGGAGCCTCCCGGGGAATATTAAGATTCACATTCCCCTCCTTACTCACCTTCACCAATCCCACCGGGTCATTCTCGATCACCCGCTTCAAGGCCTTGGCCTGCTTCTGCTTTTCCTTCACGTCGGCTTGCGCCTGTTTATAGGTCGCCTTCCCAGCCGCCGCCACCTGCTTCTGTTGCTCCGCACTCATCGGATTCAGCCACCGAGCAACACAAACAAACTTATCCAGAGAATCATTACTGTAAACATAAATATCATTGGGATTTTCGGGATGCCACCGGACGTGAACCTCCTGTCCGACCAACTTTCCTAGTTCACCCGCCACATAGTAGCGATTATTTACCTGTATCCCTGATTTCTGTACTTTCCGAGTTGCTACTGGCAAAATCAAGAAATCAAGCGCCCGCTCATCGGCTATCGATCGAGGATGCCAGCCCTTCCTGATCGATGAAGCCAAAACCTCAATCGGAGACATCCCGTCCAAACCCTCGCTGGCCGATAAATGGGCTTTTTCACACCACTTATCAATCCAAGCCTGAAAAGCCTCCGGCGACATCCGCAAACGATAAGGATCCTTCTCATCCCGAATATCCTGCCGCTCGGCTACACTATGTCCACAGTAGCCCGGCAGCATCTCAAATTCACCATGCTGCAAAGTCCGAAACAGTCGCTCAATATGGGGTTTCTGCTGAGGGCTATAGGGATCACACCGCTCAACCCCAATCTGCAAAGCCCGCAAAAATAATTCCGTCCGGCCAGAGACATAATTTTTACCATTATCGGTCTTCACCGCAATCGGCTTACCCCAATCCAGCAAGCACCGCCGCAAAAGAAGAAGCACAGCCTCACTATTAGCCGTCTCGTAAATTTGGAACTTTCGCCGGCGTGTGTAAACATCGATCGCCCCCACCAAAGCAAATCTTTTTTCCTTGGCTTCCCCATCCTCCTCAAATTCCAGAATAAGATCCTGCTTAGTATCGTCTAGCTCCCAAATTTCATTAGGAACCGTCAAATGCGCCGAATAAGTGCCAAAAGCTGGCATCAGCTTATTCTTACTTTCTTTCTCCGAACGATACTGAATCAATTTTGGCTTCTGCTCTACCTCAAATTTATTTAGCCACCGCCGCAATTGATGCTCTGAAGGTATAAAAGGTAAATCCTCAAAAGATTTTTCTAAAGCCAGCTTCACTTGCCTCGGCGACCACCGCCCTCGCCCCGCCGCAATACAAACCTCGATCGCCTCCTGTAACCCAGGATAAGACTCGATCGCTCCAATGCGTCGGCTATTCCGTCCCAAAGCATCAAGCCCCTGCAATTGATACTCCCTCCGCCGCTTGCAGAGCGTAGATCGAGAAATTTGCGGAACAATCGCCCAGCACTCAGAAGAAACAGTAGTCAATTCTCGCTGGTTATATAGCTTGCAAAAATTTAGCTCCAATTCCTCTCTCAAAGCGTTACAACCATAGTCGGCTTCAAACCGACCAAAAGCATCTAGTATCTGCAAATTAGCCCAAGCCTTTCTCTGATCGATTCCATGACCTACCGTGATCGGCTGCTCCTCAATCGCCGGCTGTAACTTAGCAACCAAAGCCGCTTGAGAATCTCGTGGAAGCGATTCCACACTATACTCCCAGCCACCCCCACGACCTTCTCTCGCGCGGCACTCCCAATCCTCTTTCTGAGCCTTTTTTCTAAGCCCCGCAACGGTACTAGGCAATCCAATCAGATCAAACTTAATCAATTCTTGCAAAGTGTACCAATTACTCATCGCTCCCCCCCGCCAAAAATCTTCGAGTCCGTGCTAGGTGCGATTGCGATAATTCCGCTAAATTGTAAAGAGCAGTCGATCGCTCCCTAATCGCTATCCCAATCAAAAGCAAATAATCAGCCGCATCCGAAGCCGGCATTCTTTCCTCGATCGCGATTCGTCGGACTTGATCCAAAACCTCCGGGTGTAGCCTCGTGTGCGATTTCTGCCGCACCCCTAACTCCGCAAGAGGACAATCGGGTAACACACTCTCCCCCCCAAGACTGAAATTTCGTCTTTGATCGGTTTGGTGTGGTGGATGGTATCGGCGCATAATCCTCTCGAATCACTTTCCAAAAACTATAGCACAGCTTGTGTAAAGTGTTCCACAATCTCTTAATATTTTTTTACAAAATAGTGCAAACCATAAAAAAGCCCCTAGAATACTGATCAAGATAAACGGGGAATTTCTATGGCGACTACATCACTTATCCCAGTACGACAAGCGGAATTATGGACAAAAAAAGGATTAGGAAGACTGGGCTTCCTAATCCGACAAGCCAGACTAGACCTCGGCTGGTCAATGGACCGTCTAGCGTTGGCCGTGTACCACAAAACCGGGGAGCAAATCGCCAAGAAGACAATCGGCAATATAGAGAATAATGTCGGCTTTCCCCAGTACAACTCTCTAGCGGCAATCGCCGCCCTCCGAATCGTCAAGAGCGCCACGGGCAGACCCCTCGATCACCACGACTTTATCGACATTGCCTCGGAGAACTACGAGATTACCCCTATGAACCTTCGCGACATGATCGACTGCGCGATACTGATCAACAAACTTAGCGAGGGGGAAATTTGGAGAAAACTAGAAGCGATGAAAAACACGCTTCCAACCCCCTTTACCCTCGATCGCCTCGAAAAAATCAAAGAAAGACAGATCAGCCCCACTGATACAGATATTCGGATTATTAGAGAATTAGTAGATCCCAATGGAGAAGCCTTTGACGAAGCAGAATGGCTTCAATCGGCTAACCTGCTTTGACCCTACAACCTGCTTTAACCCATCATTTCCCCAAAACTTACTCTTAAAAGTGCTTCAAAACAAATCGGCTTCCCCTTTTTTGGATATGAGGTAAGGGGGATAATCCTCACGTCCGAGTAAAGGGTAAAAGGGGAAAAAGAAAAAAGGGTTAGAGAGTTCTCCCGAATACGCAGACTACCCGAAAACCGTAACTGTAGTAGCGGCGGTCGCGGCGGAAGTCGTTGAGACGGAAAGCGGAACGGCAGCAAATTGGATTGCTGCCCCAGGAACCGCCCCGCAGGACAGAATATGGATTATTTCCGTCTTTTTCAGTAGATTCTAAGCTATTTTCAGCATCAAGATTTTCCTCTTGATTATTATCAAGCCAAGCACTACCGTCACTAGGCGCATTTTCATAATTGTCATGCCAGTCATCCATACACCATTCCCAGACATTTCCGTGCAGATCGTATAATCCGAAAGCATTCGGGGGAAATTGATCAACGGGAGTCGTTTCTTCTCGATATTCTCCTTTGGGTTCATCTGCATAAGTTTTAGTAGCATTATAGTTGGCTAACTTATCAGTGAGGGTTTCTCCAAAGTAAAAGGGTGGGTAAGATTCACCTTTTGCGAGGTCTAGGGGTTCTGTCATAGCACGACAAGCGTATTCCCATTGTGCCTCCGAAGGCAGTCTATAATCTCTCCCCGTTAGTTTTGCCAGTCGCTGGCAAAACTCTACAGCTTCATACCAATTGACTCTTTCAACGGGTCTAAGCCATCTATCTATTTCTCTGTCTTGATCTTGATAGGGTTTTTTAAAATAAGATGGATCTTCTTCTAAGTCTATTTTTACTTTTAAATCGGTACGGGAGGCGATCGCTCTCCACTGCGCTTGAGTAATGGGATATTTCCCCATGAAGAAAGGAGGAACCTTTACATTATGTTGGGGACGTTCATTATTACGGCTATCTTTTTCATTTTTAGGAGAACCCATCGTAAAAGTACCATCAGGTATAGATACTATGTCGAGAGTAATTTCTTCGGCAATATTCGTCTTTAACTGTTTAGTATTAACTATTAACTGTTCGCTGAAATATTGGGCGGTGTGGGTGGTAGTTTTAATGATTTCGCCGCGAAGGTTTACTGTGGGAGTTTCAAACATAATGTCCTTTCCTTTGTATTAGTATTTTAACAAAATTGATGAGCAGGACTCACTAAAGCTTTAATTTCTTGCTGGTGGGGAATAATCCTCACGTCCCATCATCGCCAATCCGAACCGCGTTCCACCGCACTTAATCAAGCAAAATCGGCTTAAGCCAATTTGACGGGCAGCGCTGACCAGATAAGCCCTTTGCTCCCAAAGTTTAGAAGCGATCGCAAAATCAAAACAATCAACCACTAGCACCCTGACCGATTCCCCTCTCCTTTCGATTAGCTCAAAATAAAGATCGGCTTTTCTTTCTATTTCACACTCGGAAATTAGAGCAAACTGACGCTTTAAATCAGCCGCAAGACTTTGACGACCACACTCTAGACCTGGATTCATAAACAAAAAAAATAAAGCTGTCTCTATCGTAAGATAGAGTTAAATTACATCGCACCAAAATCAGTATCAACTTCCAAAACCCTTATACAGTAAAGGTTTTGGAAGTTGAGCAAACAGCCAAAAATTTAGTATCATGTTTGGAAACCCTTGATATACAAGGGTTTCCGCATTTCAGCCAAAAATTTAGTATCAAGTTCCGAAAGCCAGTATCATGTTACAAAACCTGTAACATGATACTCATATCAATTTTTCTTGATATGGGCAAAACCCTTGCTACGAAAAAGCTTGGGACAATTTATCATCCCAAGCCCTCAATCCCCAAAAAAATAAAGCTTATTGAGAATTAGACTCAATAAAATTACTCCTCACCCTCATTCCGTCCTGGCAAAAAACTAGGAGTATAGACCCCTTTACAGTCAGAATGGTAGTTCATCAAAACCAATCCCGACGAAGCCAGAGCCGAAGCCAACTCTAGCCAATCCTTGACCGTAAACCGTTTAGCCTCTAACTCCTGCAACTTAGGGGAAACAGCCAAAAATAAGGTAAAAACTACCCCCCAAAAAACCTGCGTAAAAAATAAATTTTTAGCCATTTCAGTAATTCCATCTTGAATTCTTTTGACCTATTTCTAAGATAATTATTTGATAACTTGACAAGCCTTTTCGTAATAACGTTGACGATCCGATAGTCCGTTATAACCACCATTAACCTTTTTTGTTACCTCTTTAACAGTTCCACCCCGATCGCATATTGGATTCATGTTATTATTCTTCCACCAAAATCCGGCACTGGTAAAGGGATAAACCTGAGCAACATAGCTATGTCCCTGCATCACCTTTTTATCGCCGATAAAGTCAGCAAATTTCTGATAATTATGCCGTCCGGTTAGCTGAATAACACCAGCCCCTTTATATTTACGACCATCACCAGGAAAGATATTTCCCAAATCTCGGCGACCTTCGTAATCCTTACCACTGGCAAGTTCTTTCATCCATTTTAAGCCTCCTGATTCATGGGCTGTTTGGCTGAGAAAATGTCTAATTCGTGGCACTGTATTAATTTCAAATTGCTGTAAACAAGAGTTTAAGTCATTGAATTGTCGATCACTCATTTTACGTCCATAGACAGACTCAGCCTGCTGACGAGTTACAACAATCCCTTTGCTAAATTTTTGCCAAGATAAATGCCAATGATCTGGCCAAAGATACCAAGTTCCAGCACCGTAGTCTAACTCCACTAGGCAATGTCCGTCAATTTCTTCTGAATACTCAAGAACTTTGTAGTCTTTGCCCGCAGGAACTTCTGTTTTTTCGTTGTGGCCGAGTTGCGACGAATCAATCGGCTGCTTTTTCAGATAAGTATCAGTAATTGCCTTAATTATATGAGTCACAAATCAAACCTCGCAAACATCAGATTTATAATACTTAACCCTAAAACCTAAAAGTCAGGAGTATTTTTGCCCAAAAAAATCACTCCTCTCCTTAATCCAAGCAAAATTTTGCCACTGAAAAAAGCCGTCCACATTTGAGATAGTAAAAGCATCTGGGAAAGAAAGGGAAAGAAGCAAATGGGGCAAAATAACACCAAATGGGACAAAATTCAAGCAATAACAGCCGTAATCCTTGCATCAATCACAATCGCAGGAATTGTTTTAAGTTTTGGAGAAGCCAAAAATAAACTCGAAAACCTAGAGATCGGACAAAAAAACATTAAAATCGAGTTACAAGAGATAAATTCAGGGCTTAAAAACCTTCAATTATCCACTTACACAAAAGAAGATGCTGAAAGAGATTTTAGTATCCGCGATCGTCTCTGGGAAGCCAAACGTCAAATCTCACAAAACTGACAAAATTTTGTCACGCCACCAAAATCTCTATTGAGAACTATCTCTTTTTATTGAGAATCCGCCTAGCCGAGCATACTACACTGATATGTCAAGCATCTGCCAAGGGTAAAAAATTAGTATCATGTTCGTGAAAAGCCTGAACCCCTTATATCCCAATACTTCCCGCTTAGTCCTACCTAGTCCCTTTACAAACCATTAAGATGCAATCTATTTGTTAAGTTACAGAGGCCCTTGAGCGCCTAGAAAAGTATCGCCAACAACAGGGGGCCAGTAATGTGCTTTTATTACCCTTTCAACCCCGGGAAAAATTACCAGAAATGTTGGCAGCCGCCGATGTGGGTA